TGTCACCGTTGATCTTCCTAAAAAGATCACTCATTGATCTTCGGTGATCCACATGTGATCAACTCCCGATCGAATGTGTGGGTCCTCCGCCTACCCCATGAGCGCCTTCGCGTCGAGGTCATAGGCGTCTTCCTCGACGGCGATGGGCTCGGCGCACAGCCGGCAGATGCGTTCGTCACTCACTGCTGGTGCTCCTTGCGGCTAGGAGGCGGCGTACACGGCTACGACAGCGACGGTCACGATGGCAGCCACCAGAGCCAGCACAGCAGCAGTGAAGGCGAGGAAGCGGAGCCAGCGTGGCCACTCGATCCAGGCCATGTCGTCGGAGCCCGGCTCGTGGGCGCCCATGGTCAGACGTACACGATCTGCGGGTTGGGTCGGGCGGCCATCGTCGGCATGAGGTCGCAGGCCACCCGCTCGGTGTACTTCGAGCCCTGGCCCACGACCAGCAGGTCGCAGGAGTAGCCGCGTCCCGAGCCGGACAGGTGGGTGCAGATGAACTGGATCCGCTTGCCGGTGTCGAGGCGTTCGATTCGCTCTTCGCCGTTGGCTCGCCTGACCTTGACCGTGTCCGCTGCGTCCAGCTGGTTGACGGCGCGCACCAGCCGCTCGAACGCGTCCCTGAGGAAAGGCCGTCTCGGAGCGGTCCAGAGGACGTTCTCGTCGAGGAGCAGCAGCCCGATCAGGGCCCGTGCGATCACCGAGGCGTCCGACCTGGGGTCGGTGACGGTCCAGGTGGGCCAACGCCACTTACCCGACTCCGGGTGGAGGTGGAGCATCTCCCGAAGGTCTGCTGCCTGGGCGGCGTCCAGGTCGAGCCCAGCCATGCGGGTGAACTCGTCGAGGTCGATCGTGGAGAGCATGCGGCTCACCTCAGTCCGAGTCCCGTGCGCGGGTAGCCAACCAGGTCACGCCGTAGAGCACGGCCATTACGCGAGCCGTGAGAGCGAGGACGTTCAGCCATTGCCAGCCAGTCGCGCTCTGCACGTCGTCGAGCACGTGGGCGGCGATGATGCAGGCGATGGCGTGCCATGCGTTGCGGTCGACCTTGACGTACCGGTCGCGCTTCTTGGTCGGAGCGGTCACGGGTCACACCTCACTGGGGTCGAGGTCTACGTAGCCTCGGGGTTGGGCCGGCACCAGAAGGTCGCAGGGCAGTCCGAGGGAGCAGGCGCAGTCCTCGCGGGACAGGTTGCGGAGCCGGTTGGAGCGGGCACTGTTGCAGCCGACGTGCGCGAGCCTGAGGTTGGAACGGGCAGTGCAGCGTGGGTCCGTCTTGTCCATATGGTCGAGCTGGACGAGGTGATCCGCCGACCGGGACCGTGAAGCGAGTGGGCCTTGAGCGGAGAGGCGTTGGTCTACTGGTTGGCCGCAGAGCCAGCAGTGAGTCTCGGAGTCGAAGACAGCCTGCTGGGCTTGACGCCAGCGGTGCCCTACGCGTCCGGGCTGGCCGGGCTGTCGGGACACGTGATCCGCTTGCCGACGACGACACGGCCCTGGCTCTCGAAGCCCACGATCTCGAAGTGCCAGTCGCCCTCTGCGTCGACGACGATGCGGCCGTCCTGGAGTCGGATGCCTGACCCGGGGATGGCGAAGACCTCAGTCGAGAAGCCGACGTACTCCGAGTCGCCCTTGAGGGTGATGCGGCCGTCGTCGTGGCGGGTGGCAGTGAGGTCGCCCCACTGGCCAGGCACGTAGCCGACCGTCGTGCCTGTCGGCAGGACGCCGCCCTCGTCGTAGGTCGGGTGGGCCCAGCTCGCGTAGTCGGTCATGGTCATCCCCTCGGAAGTGTTTGACACTATCATCTGGCAGGCGTAGTGTTTAACACATCAGCCACCGTCAAGGAGTGACCATGACCAGCCGCACCTTCCACCTCGGCGACCTACTCTCGATCACCCACGACTACCTCGTCTCACCCCGCCACATCGACGGCGTCTACGACATCATCAACTTCGTGACCGGCGAATCGCACTTCACCCACCAGCTGCCGCGCGCCTGCGGAGTGGTCAAGCCGTGGCTGCTCAAGCAGCACCCCTGGCTCACCCAGGTCGAGATCCCGAACAACCTGCGGTCCGAAGACGACGTCCTGACCTACCTCGTCGGCGCGACCGAGAAGTGGGGCGCCAACCACGAGGTCGAGGCGATGCCGCTCGGCATGTACCTCGGGCGGGAGCCAATCGCTGAACTCCAGGAGATGGCCCCGAACACGCCGATCATCCCGGTCGAGTTCCCCCGCGAGGACGGCTGATGTCGCCTCGCCCGGGGCCCCGCAGGCTGTACGTTGGCGTCCGGTTGAGCCCGGACGGGCTTGATGTGGTCGAGAAGCTGGCCGAGGCCGAGACGGGCGGGAACCTGTCGGAGATGATCCGGAAGCTTCTCAGCGAGGCCCTGGCAGCGCGCCAGCGACGCTAGTTGCCCTACCGCGCGCCGCCTGTGGTCGGGCCTGCGCCGAGGGCCTACCCGGCTCTGTCGGGCAGCCTCAGGGCGTATCCGACGCCCTAGAGCCCTGGTAGTCCCGAAGCAGGCGGCACAGCTCGATGAACTGGCGGCGGTTGCCGACGTCCAACGCGCGGTCGATGCGTTCGCGGAGCCGGCGGACGGAGAGGTCGCGGTTGACCTTGCGGTCTTTCGGCAGTCAGCTCGGCTTCGATGTCTTCGAGTGGTGTCAGTCCGTCCATGGTGCACCCCGATCGTGCGGAGGATGCGAAACGCCCCAGCGGCGGTTACCTGCTGGGGCGTAGGCCGCAGGAGAGGATCCTGCGGGAAGTTAATGATGGAGAGGGCCTGACATCCCATTGTGAACCGTTTCGTCACCGGGAGTCCTGCGTGACGCGCTTTCGCGCCCTCTCCATGGGCAAGTGTACCAGCTGGAATACGAGTCGGTTGCCCCTTTAGGTGCCCGGCCGACCCACACTGTTCCAGCCGCATGAGGACAGTGGGGTCAGGCCGGGCGGGGTGACGGGAGCCGCGCGCAACCGTCACGATTAGGGGCGAGGGTCGACGGCGGGAGGTGACCTAGGACCGTCCCGCCGCCACCGACCTCGCGGTTGCGGCATCTCGTGCTTACCCAGGGGATCACCGCTATTGCGGGAGAGCGTGAGCAGCCTTCGAGACCTCTAGGGGGCGGTCCTGCCCTGCATATGGCGGACCGCCGGGATGGTTAGTAGTTTGCGCAGTGGGAGCGGCGCGACCCGAAGTGGCGTCCGGGGCGTGGACGTTAGGCGCCTGTTTCGCCCCAAGGCGACTGACCCGTTCCGACATCTGTGGTCAGTTTGATGTTGTACATCTTGCACGCAGGTCAGGGCCCTGTCGAGCAGGGGTGCCGTTACGGCGTGTCGGAGCGTGACGGACGGCGCCACGGCCAGCGCCTCCGCGGGCGGGCGGCGCGCTCGATCGCGGGCATAGGCGGCATCACGGCCTCCCCTCACGGAGTCGCTTGAGTCAGCGCCAGCCCACTGAAGACGTACGTGAGGATGATCATGGCTGTGTCGCTCACAGCTTCCACTCCTCACGGAACTCCGGATGGTCCACGTAGCACAGGGCCAGCACCTTGAGCGTCCACTCCCACTCGGTGTACTGGTCTGGGCCTGAGCCCGTCAGTGGGCCATCGAGGATGCGCCGCTTGGCGGCCACGTCGAGCAGCAGCCGCTGCGCGCAGTCTCCTACGTAGAAGTCGGTCTTGGACTCCTCGGCCCACTGACCCTCTGCATCCAAGCACTGACGCAGGAAGGTGATCAGGTCATCCACCGTTGATCTCTCCTCTCGTCGCGCTTTGATCACTGGGACTGGTCCGGGGACCGTGATGTAGGTGGAGTTGCCTACCTTCCGATGCGGGGACTGGCCGATGATCGGCTCACCCGGGTCAGCCACGGGACACCACCCGAACCGGGCCGTAGTTGCCCGCGATCTTCGCCCACGACTCTGGGTCGCTATCGCAGCTGCCTTCCCGGAGCCACCACCCGTCGTCGTCGCGTGTCCACCTGATACCGCAGTCGTCCATCACGATCGTGCCCGGAGGCGGCGGGATGTCGCTGCTCGTGAGGGTCTCGTCGATCACGTTGTCGCGGTCGTCCCGGTTGCGGACTGTGTGGAGCCAGACGCCCTTGCCGCTGCGGTGAGGAGCCGCCTCGCATACGAGGGTGTCGATCTCCCCGGTGTTCAGCTCATGGGGCGGACCGGGCATCCACACGTGGACGTGGCTGTCCAGGTCCAGCGTGTCGTCTTCGAGCAGCGCCCGGATCAGCTCCCGCACCGTCAGCGGCTTGTCGTCGTACAGGGAGTCATCCACGAGACACCTCGCGGAACTGCCCACCACACGGCTTGCCGTCTGGCTGCGTCATGCGGCACTCCTGGTCTACCTCGGTCACAGGTCCGCCGAGCAGCATCTCCAGGCGCTCCCGCTCGCGGCGCTCCTCGCGGGCCTCGGCGAACATCTTGTCCGTCACGGCATACCCGGCCTGCTTCAGTGCCTCATGGATGCCCTTACCTTCGAGGTCGTCCGTGAACACCAGCTCGGGCGAGACAGGCAGCTGGTATACGAGGTCAGGCGCGGCTCCGGGCAGGTTTCCAACGGTCACCGTGACCATGATGTTCGGGTTATACCGGTGGGTACTATCGACCATTGTCGACTCCTCGTCAGTGGGTGGGTCGGCCATGCCCCCGGGACGTTCGCAGCGTTCGCGGGGGTCTTCCCATTGTCTCACGCGGTACCGACAGAACCGCCTACTTCGCGATCTGTCCCAAGATCGAGTCGGCCTCGTCTTCGACCCATTCGACAGGCTGCCCCAAGACCAGATAAGGCGAGCCGCGCTCGAGCTTCGCCCGCAAGCCGTTCGGATGCATCTCGTAGTTGATCCGTCACTTCATCCCCTGCCCGTTGTCTCGGATGTACTCGTAGGCCTGCCAACACGACACTCCCTCACAGTCCACCTCATGCCCTACCTGCCCGTAGCCGACCTCCCGATGCCCTGTCACCGTGTGGACCTTCCCGCCGCAGCGGAAGCGGTAGCCGACCGGGTAGAGCCCGCCTGTGGCCTTCAGGACGTCGGGGACGCGGCAGGCCTGGCACGACACCAACTCCCACTTCAACGACAGACGTGTGCCGCCTGGGGCGCCGCAGCGGGCCACGGTTCGGCCGGCGCGGTTGTCGAGGTAGTGGGTGAGGCCGTCTTGGGCTTGGACGTGGAGGACTTCGGAGGCCAACAGCGCGGCGGAGAGCGGCGGGTTGAACGGGTCACGGTCAGGGGGCATCGTCCGATTCCATGGCCTTGCGGAGGATCTGGGCGGCCGCGCGCAGGCCGGGCGCTTCGGGCTTGTCGGGCCTCAGCTCAGCGCCAGCCTCGAAGACCGCGATGTACCCGCGGAGTTCCTTGTCGAACTCGGCGGCGAGCCTGTCGCATAGCTCGGTCATAGGCTGCTCCAGCGCCTGCTCTATAGCCGCTTGGAGCTCGCCCGGGGAAGGCTTGGGTTCGGTCATGTCTTCGTCATCCCCTTCACTTCACGCCGAGGCGACGCGTGACCTCGTCCGAGAGCCGCTTCTGGAGGTCCGCCAACTGCTGCGGCGTCAGCGCCGCCAGATCACCCGAGGCGGGCTTCCCCGCACGCCCCGGGGGCGCCCACGAGATGGCCGTGAAACCCGAGGGTTGGAACAGTTCAGGTGCGGGCGGCGCCGTATGCAACTTGAGTCGCGTCCGCTCTCCCGGGTCAGCAACCCGGTATTGCTCCAGCATCCGCGCCGCCAATGCGCTACTCATCCCCGTTGCCATCACGCTGCTTTCTTTCTGGACATCCAGGTGATCGCCAAATCGCGGACGTCACCGAACCGGAACAACTCCAACCCCTCCACCGACACCCCCACCAGATGCAGTCTCCCCCGAGACCGCCACGACCCCCACGTCCCATCCGGAATCGACCGGTCCATCAGGATCTTCACCCACGCCAACGCCTCCGACTTCGACACGTTCAGCCCCGCCGCCGCATCGATAATCCGCTGCCGCCGCTCCGCCACCGGATGCGACGCACGGCACACCTGACACCTCACGAACGCGCTATCCGGCCGCGCCCACAAAATCCCCAAACACCCCTCCACCGGACACGCCCCCGCATAGAGTTTCTCCTCCGGGCGATCCACCACCCGCATGGCCAAACCCCGCAACCCCTCCAGGGCGGCCAGCGCTTCGCCGGCCCGCGGGTTCCCGACGATCGTGTACACGTTCCGCTGCAACCACTGCCCAGGATTCGCTGGCGGATAGCTCAGTCGCACCGTTCCGGTGATGCTGGGGAGGTCGATGACGGTGGCCTGCCCGACCGCTTCAGCGAAGTGCAGTGCCCACCCGTTGACCTCCTCCGCGATCAACCCCAACGCGTCCCCGGCCTTCGGCTTGTGGGGCAGTGAGGTCTCAGCGGACTTGCGGCCTCCGTCTCCGCCGATGACGTCCTGACGGGAGAACGTCAACTCCACCTCGTGGTACCAGTGAGGCAGCACATCCAAGACGGCTTGGAGGCGTTGCTCGCAGCCTCCTTCGCCTTGGCACACGTAGAGGTGCTCAGACCGGTGATTCCCGCAACCCGGGGTAGTGCAGGTGCTCATGGCAGCAGCTCCTGGATTCGCGCGAGGTGGAAGCGCTCGTCGTAGCCGGTCCCGGGGAAGATGAAGGGCTCGGTACCGTCGCCGAGCAGGCTGAACTCAGGACGTGAGTCGGTCATTCGGCCGCCTTCCGGTTCCGGAGCCGCTGCCACCACGAGGCGCGGCGCCACATCAGCCCGCTCGGACGAACGCCGCGCGGCGGCCAGCAGTAGTCCACGCGCCACAGATCGCCGCACGTGTCACACCGCCAGAGATCGCCAACCGAACCCTCAGGCACCGTCTCGACGTGACTGAACTTTTCCCCGCCAGTGAGGAACGACGGCAGAGTGTGGATGACCGTCTTCCTCGGCTGCGCACACGCATGCTCGACCACCACGGGCGCCTTCTTGATCCACGTCACGATGTCTCCAGGATGGTGAACGGGCCGTGGACACCGGCGTTGTGGTGCTCCGCCGCCTCGAGCGCACGCCGGACACGCCGCAGCGGAGCCGAACGACGAGTCACATGGAGCACACCGGACGCGACGTCCTGCCCCGACCCGCACGCCTCATAACCGTCGGTAGACCAGCCGACCTGGTAGTCCGACTCCAGCCGGAACAGCCGCCCCGACACCCCGATCAGGAACACGCCGCCCTCCTCCTGCTCGGAGTCCTTCTTCGCGAACCCGCCGTCCTTGAGGACCTTCCGCACAGCGTCGACGAACTCCGTCGACATGAACCGGTCCAAGTCCTCACCGGTCCGGTCGAGGACCTTCGGCAAGTCCGCGTACCGCAGCAACTGCCCCATCCGGAACGACGACGTGAACCCGATCAGGTAGTCGCCGTTGGCGAAGACCTTCGGGTCCGCGCGGTGCTGCAGCGTGTAGCCAGCGACGCCTCCGCTGTCTCCGCCGATGATCACACCCGTGGGTGTCCGGACTCCGACAATGCAGGTCATGCTGTCCTCCTGAAGTGTTCGCGGGCATGGACGTCGACGTGGCCGATGTGCCAGTGGTCCGCGTGCTGACAGCGGTAGGCGGTCAGCTGAGGCTCATCCGGGTGTACGACCTTCGCGGCGCGGCGGGCGTCCTTGCGGGACACGTAGGCCCACTTGTCGGCGGGCGGGCAGTGCCACCGCTGGTTGCGGGTGATTTCCGTCTTCGGCTGCTTGCCTGTGCGGCGCCACGGCACCCGAGGACGGTGGTAGCCGCCGCTCATTCGGTCACCTTCTTCCGGGGTCCGTGAGGGCCAGTGGAGGTCCACGAGAAGTCGGGTGGGAGCAGCCCCAACGCGAGGAGCAGCTGCCGGCGGTCGGCGACAGAGGTGCCGTTGTGGCAGACGCTGAGGGCGGCTTTGCGGCGTTCCGTCTCGGTGGTGTTGCGGCCTGAGGTGGCGGCGTGGCCACGCTGGTTGTCGTCGGTGATACCCCCGCTCACGAAGCATCTCCGATCATGAACAGGTCAGTCTCCGCCAGCCGCTTGGCTGCGGCCTCGCAGTACGCCTCGTCGGCCTCGATGCCGACCGCACGGCGGCCGAGGGAGCGTGCGGTGAGCAGCGTCGAGCCGGACCCAGCGAACGGGTCGAGGACCAGCCCGGCGAGGGGCACGGAGTAGCGGATCAGCGGGTCCAGGACGGCGCCCGGCTTCTCCGTTGGGTGCAGGCCGCCACGCACCGACTTGACCTTGACGACGGATCGGACCATGCGGGTGCCATCGTCGACGTACTGGTGGGCGCCGATCTCGCCGGTGTGCGGGGTCCTCGAGGTGCGGGCGCGGGCGTGCTTGTCCGGTCCGTGGTACGCCTCACGGACCGCCTCGTGGTGCACGTCGCGCCAGTCGCCCCGGTAGAAGTGCAACGCCAGTTCGTGGACGCGCTTGAACCGGTCGGCCGCGAAGCCAGTGCCGTTGTGCTTCTCCCACACCACGTCTTGCGCGAGCTTCCACCCGGCGAAGTCCGGCAGGTGGTCGAAGAACATCCGCATCGACCCGAAGCACCACAGGGCGTTCGTGGTGTCGTCGAGCGCCTTGACCCAGCCGTCCGGCCAGCGGTCCCAGACGAGGGACGTCTCCCCGTACGGCGGGTCCGTGATGACCGCGTCAGCTCGTATATCGAGCGCGGGCAGGATCTCCCGCATGTCGCCGTGGTGCAAGGCGATACGGTCGTCCTCGTAGTAGGGCTTCACGCTGCCTCCTTCGGGTCTGTCGGGGTCCAGGGGTTCGGGGCCGGCTGGGTGCGCTCAGCGTCCAGAGACCAGCAGAAGCCGCACGCGAGACGTGTCGACACCCGCCCCGGAGGGCCAACACAGGTCACCAACGACCGGTCCACGGTCATCCGGTCAGTGCCAGGCAGCTGGAGCGGGGTTCGGTTGCAGCACGGCGTCAAGCCTTCGTCACCTGGTGGGCACTCGTGGATGACCGAGTCGACCGCGACGTGGAGTGAAGCTTCCTGGGTCATGGGAGGTCACCTGCCGCGTCGTCGCGCTCCTCGACCAGGGCGTGAGCGGTTGGCTGGTCACCTGCTAGGGCAGCAGCGACCTCGCGGGTTTCGTCCGGGGCGAGGAAGTGCGGGCCGGTGGCGGTGAAGATCATTCCCGCAAGCCACTCAGGGTCCTGTCGGGTGGTTGGCTCTGCCGGCTCACTCGCCATCGGATCGGTCATGCGGCACGCTCCCGGTTCTTCTTCGCCTGCTCAAACTCGCGACCAGCGAGCCTGCAGGCCTCATCGATCGGCTCTCGGTTCTTTCGATGGCGCCGCAGTGCGGCGTAGGTACCACAGGCCTTGAGCTCGACGTTGTGCACGCGCTTGGAGATGTAGCCGGTGACCTTCCGGGGCGTCTCGCCCTCGTGCCACAGCGCGAAGTACCGGCGGCGCGCTTCGCTCAAGTACATCGAATACGAGCCGACACGCATCGCCAGCGACTCAGCGGCCGGACTGTTGCTACCCCGGACAGCGAGAGCGACGAATACGGACCGGTCACGGTCTGGCAGGACGGCCATGATCTGGTCGTTCGCGACCGCCTCGACGACGCGGTCCTCGAACGGGCTTTCCGTGGTCGGTGCCCAGTACCGGGCGAACATCGGCGCCGACCCAGCACCTTCGAAGCCATCCCGGTTCTTGAACCCGTAGGTCTGCCGGTGTCCCTTGACGAGTCGTTGGATTCCGGTCTTTCCTGCGGCGTAGAGGTCACGGGGGCTGGGTGTGTCCTGGGCGTCGAGCAGCAGGTCCACGACCGAGTCCAGGGCGGCCTCGACGAGGTCGCGCTGGTCGTGCCCGAGGAACCGGTTGGCGACGGCCGAGTTGCGTGCGATCGCCCACAGGTCCTCGAACCGGTAGCCGAAGCGGAGGTTTTCCCGTGTTGGCGCCGTCATGCTGCTTCACCGGCGTCGACGGCAGCCTCGTGTGCAGCGCAGGCGTACCGCTTGCCCTCGAAGCCAGGAAGCCACCCGCAGGTGTCCTGGTCTACCGGGGTGCAGCACTTGGGGTAGGCGCACTCCTTGTAGCGTGACCGCTCCTTCGGGACATGCTCGTAGCTGACTAGGGTCCAGTCTGGTGCCCAGTGCGGGCGCCAGCCTTCGAGGTACGTCCGGTCCAGCTCGTAGATCAGGAACCCTGGGGCGGTACCCAACTTCCGCTCGCAGCAGTACTCGTAGCGCTTGCCGTTCTTGACGAGCAAATCCCCGCCAAGGACCTTGCGGTTGTCCTCGGTCACGAGGTCGCCTCGATCCACGGGCCAGCCGCGCGGCGGGAGACGGTCACGTACAGCGTCGGCATCCGAGCGGACACGGCGCGCGCCCACTCCTCGGCTCCGGTCTCTTCGACCTCGCCCTGTCCGACCGGCCGGATGCCCCACTCGGTCTCGCTGTCGGGCAGCAGCGAGGACCGGTGCAGGTGGCAGTTCACGTAGCCCGGCTCGCGCAGGTTCGGGCACTGCTCGCCGTCCTCCGGATCAGCCGAGGCCTGGACCGATGCCTCGCAGTACCCGAGCTGGATCGCGGCCTGCTCGTTCGGATCCGCCTGCTCGATGTGCGGGCAGGCTGCGAACGGCTCGCAGTCGCACACGGGCAGCGGCGGTCGCCAACTCTCCTCGTCGATTAGGAACGCCGCGACCTTCGCCGCCTCCGCCTGCGGGATCGCCGCCGCCTCCGCGAGCGTCTTCGTCAGCTCGGTCTTCGGGTCGCTCAGCGCCCACTCGGTATCGCCGCTCAGCGCCTCTGTGGCGGTCTCTGCTTCTTCTCCGGTCTCCTTCCCTCCGGTAGAGGACACAGGGACAGCAGGGACCGACTGAGAGGCAGGAACGGGGTCCTCCTCGTCAAGCTGAGACGGGACTGGCTCCTCGTCTAGGGCGACGATGCCCATCCCCGGGATCTCGATCTCCTCGCCCCTCGCTAGCGCTTGGCCGACTGCCCAGCGCGTCGCTTCGGCCTGAAGGTCGCGCGGGGGTTCGGGGGTCTCAGGCAGCACCTCCGACAGCGGGCCGTAGTGCTCCAGCACCTTCGCCCACGGCATCCACTGGCCGTAGTCGTTACCCCACATCCCCTCACGCTGGATGGGCGTCTCCCATGTGAAGCCAGCTCCGGGAGCGTGATCCCGCAAGACGGGGCGGTCTTCGGGTTCAGCGTCGCCTGCGTTCCATTGTCTCGGGGTTCGAGGGGAAGTCACCGGGACACCTCCGACTTCGGCCACGCCTTCTCGATCTGCTCCCGCGTCATCGCGGGTGCACCCCACAGGCCGCCCTCCCGCTCCACCAAACCCACCGACACCGGGTCGAGACACGCACCGTGCTCACCCGCATTCGGGTCACGGTGACGGTCGAACGCCGACACGCCAGAGAAGGTCCGGTGACAGCCCTTCGCCGCGCAGTGCGCCCTACCGAGTCCAGTCCACTCGGACGTACAGCCGGAACACGTCAATGCGACCGGCTGAGAGCTCCGCTCGCTGACGGAACCCGCGTCTGCGCCTTCCGGTACCGGAGAGGCCTGTTCGTCGCTCATGCCTCGACCCCTTCGGCTCGCTTCTCCAGCAGCTCGTAGGCCGCCGTGTAGACCTCGGGGGTACGGTCCACCGCTGCGGCGAGGTGCAACGCCCGGTTCGACACCACGTGCCAGTCGTTCTCACCCAGCTCCGGGTAGTCGTCCCACCCGATCCGTCCCCCGGTGATGCCGTCGAACACGGCGTTCCGGACCACGCGGCGTGCGACCGCGTCGATCGCGGCTTCGAGTTCGTTGCTCATGGGTTCTCCCTTTCAGGGCTTTCAGGGTTACCGGCGTCTCGTGCATCCCGGATCACGCGGCGCGCCTTCGATCGGCGCCGGCGAGAACCACGCGGGTCGTCATCTCCGCCAGCCTCGAAGTGACCCGGTCACCGAGGCCAGGTGCGAGAGTCTTCGGGGTCAGGTTCGACGTGATGATCGTCGGGAGCTCTTCCTGGTACCGGTGGTTCACCAACCGGTAGTTGATCTCCTCGACCCACTCCGAGTTCTTCGCCGCCCCCAAGTCGTCGATCACCAACAACCGGGCATGCGAATACGAGCGGAACGTCTTCTCCGAGTCGTGCCCCGACTGCGGCCGCAGCTCCGCATACAGGTCCGCGGCGGTCGTGAACATCCAGTTCACCGCGGCACCCGACGTCGTCAGCTCCCGCACCGCACCGAACGCCTCGAACGTCTTCCCCGTCCCCACCGGCCCCAAGATCAGCAGCGAATCCCCGCGAGTGAGTACCGGGTTGTTCGCCCGTGCCCGCTCCGCGCACCCATCCGCCAGCAGCTGCGCCCACGCATGCACCTCCGGGTTGGAGATCTGCGCCTCGAGGTAATGGGCGGGGATGCGCTTCCACGACTCCCGACCGCGGGTGGCGTTCTCGTCGAGCCAGTGACGGTCGATGTGGCCGTGCTCGGCAGGGTCGATCCAGATCGGGTCCATCACAGGTCCTCGTAGTAGTCGGCAGGGTCGGTGGGGTTCTGGAACGGGACGTAGCCGCCGGACACGGCCTGCAGCTTCGGCACCGGCGGTTCGTCGTCCCAGCGTTGGCCGTTGAGCCACGTCGCCGGATGGAGGATGAACTTCTTCTCGATGCGGGCATTGGCCCACAGCCCAGCCCAGTAGCCGGCGGCTTTGACGAGGCGTTCGGCGTCGAGCCTCTTGCAGGCTTTGGGCCACGCCTTCTTGGCGTCGGCCTTGCCGACCTTCTTCGGATAGGCGGACCAGAAGGCTTCGAAGAGGTCCGTGCCGTCAGGCGCGGGAGTCTCTTCTTGTCTTGTTCCTGTATCTGTCTTGTCTTGTCTTGTCTTGGGGGTCGGATTCCCCTTGGGTTCCGACTGGATTCCGCTCGGATTCCCATCGGAATCCGAGCTACCTCCGCGACCGGGTCCGTCCGGATCGGGGGGTCGGTTCCCCTTGCGAGCAGCATCTTTCTCCCGAAGAGCGTCGATCTCATCGACCGACTTGTTCCACCGAAGCCACGCCGTAACCCAGTACCCCTGACGCTCATCGTCACGCGCCCACAGCGTGTCCCCGTCGCTAGTTCGTGTTGAAGCAAGTGATTGAGCACGTTTTATGACGTCTTTCATGCCGTGACCGACCATCCGCAGGAGCTGAATGTCCGACACGAACCCGTCGCTGCGCTGGTCCACACAGAACGACATGACCCGCGCGTAGAGCACTTCGGCCTTCTCGCCAGCCTCCATGAGGGCACTGTCTGTCCAGTACTTCGCGGACATCGGCGCGAAGTTCCCGAGCCTCCGCGGCTTGTTCACGGGCATCAGGCGGCTTCTCCGTTCATCAGCAGGTTGCGGAGTCGGTAGATCACGAAAGGCGACACCCCGAACCGGCGGGCAACCGCAGGACCAGACAGGCCCCTGCGCAGCAACGCAACCACCTCCCCCTCCTGCTCGGCGGTAAGCAGCCGGCTGTGATGTTGATGGCTGGGTTCGCGGAGCTTCCGCCGCTCCGCCGAGGAGAGCCCGCCCCACACGCCGAACTGCTCGTCGTTGTCGAGCGCGTACTGGAGGCATTCGGCCTTCACGGGGCAGGCCAGGCAGACCCGTTTGGCGTCACGGTTGGAGGAGCCCTTCTCGGGGTACCAGACCTCCCCGTCGACCTGTTGGCAGAGCCCGTCTGCCATCCATTCGTCTCGCGAGCTCATGGCGGTCACCTCCTTGAGGGGGAACGGTGGAACAGAGATCAGGCAGTCGCGTACTCGTTGCCGCACTGCACCCAGGTCACGTCGCCCTCGACCGTGGCCACGTCGGAGTAGTTGTCGTCGTCGTCCTCGGGACACGGCACGATATGGACCTTGTCGGCGCCGGCGATGACCTCGATGCGCCACACCTCCGCACACCGGACCCGCAGCAGCACGCCGTTCGACGTGGACACGATGTAGTGGTCGAGGCCCAGGGCTTCGAACTCTTCGCGGACGTCGCCTTCGATCTCGATCAGGTCGTCGCTGTGGCCGGAGATGGTCACGCTCATCTGTTCTGTCCTTCCAGGGTGGTCACGGGAAACGGCACTGACTCCACGTCTTCGATCCAGGCACGGAAGAGCCGGTCGAGCTCGACAGCAGCAGCTGCGGGGGTCACGGGGTCACCGCCTCAAGGAGGTGCTGGAATGCGGCGATGGCCTGCCGCTTGACGACGCCGTTGCCGGCCAGCCGGAGCTGTTGTGCGCGGGTGAGCCCGGGGACGTCGGTGATCCAGCCTTCGGGGAGGCCCATCATGAACTCGGGAAGGGCGGGGTCCAGGACTCGTCCGCCGCGGCCACCGACGGCTGTCGGGTAGGGAGCGGGGCGTCCGAGGATCCGTTCCCATCGTCGGATGGCTGGTCCGTATTGGGCCCAGTCCAGAACACGTCCAGCAGTGTCATCCCGCTGTGATGGTTCGAGTCCGCCTTCCGTCCCGAGGTGGCGTTCCTGGTCCCCCAGGAGTCCGCCACGGTCGGCGTTGGCAGGAGACTGAACGTCGGCGCCAGGCTGTTCAGCGAGGGCCGGACCGCGGCGCCCGGTGATGGGCTCTGATTGTTCCCGTACGGCGAGGCTGTCGGGGTCGGCAGCAGATGCACCGCGCTGGGCAACATCAGGTCTCCCGACGATCCCCGCTGGTTCGGGCCACCCTTCGTCCCGTCCGTCGCTCGAGGCGTCGGCAAGAGCGACGGACGGGACGAAGGGTGGCCCCGCAGGTTCTCCACGTCGCTCCGCATCGGACTCGACATGCCATCCGCGCACCTCGGTGTCCCGAGCAAAGGCGAGGACGAAGAACCGGAACCGGGCATGGCAGGCCCCGACGTCGGAAGCGGGTAGGCCACACCAGACCGCGTCATACCCGAGACTGGCCAGATCTCCGAGTACAGCCCCGAATGCCCGCAGAACAGGTTCGTCTCGTTGGTCTCCCACACACCACGGGCAGGGTTCCACGTCGCTATGGGCTTCGGCACTGGCCAGTCCCCTCACGTTCTCGATCAGCACGACCTCGGGGCGAACCTTGGAGATGGCGTAGGCCATCTGGTTCCACAGTCCGGATCGGGTGCCCGGTTTGAGGCCGGCCTGCTTCCCCGCAGAGGACACGTCAGTGCACGGGAATCCACCGGTGAGCATCCACACCTGCTCGACCTGGTCCCAGTCGACAGTGGTGATGTCCCCGAGGTTCGGGACGTCCGGGTAGTGGTGCGCCAGTAGCGCGCAGGCGCCCGGGTCGATGTCCGAAAACCACGCCGGCTCGACACCGAAGACTTCCGCCGCGGCCATGTCCAGCGCGGTGGTGCCGGAGAACAGCGACCCGGACTTCACGCCTTCTCCCCGGGTCGGTGTCCGGCTGCCCAGTAGGCGTTGAGAGCGTCCACGACGTATTGGGAGCGGTTGGTTTCGTCGGTGCCGACGACGACTGCGAGGTGTTCTTCGGTGCCGTAGTAGATGTTGCGGGGGTTGCGGTTGCCGTGACGGAACGGCGCTGGCTCAGTCACGACCGCTCCATCCACTCGAAGAGTTTCGTGGCTGCCACGCCAGCGACAGCGAGTGCGACCGGGAGGAAGAGAATGCCTGCGAAGAGGGCGATGACGATCACGCCGCCACCCCTGCCGTGAAGTAACCGGAATGGATCTCCGCGAGTTTGTTGAGTACGCCCGGGAAGTCCCCGAGGTCGAGGAGTGGGAGGAGGAGTTCGCGGAAGGCTTGGGCGGAGTGGCCTTCGTAGCAGCGTCCGCCCTGAACGGGGCAGTTGAGGGTGGTGTCGTCGGCCCATCCGTTGATCAGGGATGGGGAGTGGAGGACGGTGATGCCTGCGCCGGTCACGGTGTGGATGCTGTACTCGACTGCGCCGAGCGGGTTTTGGCAGATCACGTCGACTGTGCCGTTGCGGGTGCGGGTCCAGAAGTGGAGTCCGGCGATGTAGTGGGTGTTGATGGCTGTCTCGACAGCGCTGCGGGGGTTCACTGAGACACCTCCGAAGAGGGCGCGATCGGCAACAGCGGCCAGCCCATGTCGTACTCGTCGTCCAGGTCCGACCACGGCACGGAGCACGAGTCGTCCTGCACCTTGCCGTCGACGGTGAGATAGAGCCAGTTCCCGGTAGCGTCCCGGCCGACCAGATTGCCGTCGACGTCGCGGAACCGGTCCATGCCAGCCGGAGGCTCCTCGTCGCCCTTCATCCAGCGGCGGAGCCAGAACAGGCCCGGCACGGGAGAGAGCTCGGCGGCATCCTCGGCAGCCAGTGCAGCGCTCAGGGCATCCCGGAGCTGGAGGGTGAAGTCGTAGTCCGCGACCACCTCGTCCAGCTCCAGCACGAACTTCAGCACCTCGTCGTGGTCGTGGATCGCACGGGCGACCGCCTCTGCCAGTTCGCGGTGGCTGGTCTCCGTCACGAATGTGACCGGGTAGGTCTCGTCGCTCATAGGTTGCCGATCTTGCTCAGTAGTAGGAGGAGGGTGATGAAGCAGAGAGGCGCGAGGACCGCAGCGATGCCGATGATCGCGGCGGCGGTGATGGCCCAGTCCTTGACGGACTCAGCCACATCACCCCACCGAACCCATTGGGCGTGAGTGATCGCCATCAGGCCGCCTCCCGAAGGTGAAGGGCGCCGTCGTCATCCAGGAACGCGCGGGCCTGATACGAGCCCCACATCCACACCAGCGCCGGTTCCAGCGCGGGGTCGATGCCGGTCTCGACGGTCCAGCCGTTCTCGACCGAGATGGTGGGGTGCTGGTGGATGTAGCCGTGGCACCCGTCCGAATTTCCATGGCCGCAGACGGCGAGTCCGTTGGACGGGACCCACAGGCCACCACGACCGGTCGGGAGGCGGTGCTGGAACTCCCGTGCCCGGCCCTGACACCAACCATCCACGCGGATCTCGCAGACCCCGTCAGCGCGGGCAAAGGTGGTGTCGCGGCAGTCCTGCTTGGCGATGGTGCGGCCGCACACGGTGCACTCCACCACCGTCTTGCTCTTCTGCCGCCACGCGTGCGGCCGGGTGGCCTCAGCGGTCATGGTCGGACTCCTGCATGTTCTGGATGTGCGCGAGGTACTCCGACAGGACCGCCACCGACGCAGTGTTGATCTCGTACTTCTTGCCCGACCACTCGTGGAACTCGGCGGCAATGTCGTCGATCGTCTTGTCTTCCTGCTTGCCCCTCTGCGCGATCAGCGCCCGCAGCTGCCCCGCCCGCTGCGCCGGCGTGAGCGTCGGCTCTTCCGTCCTCGGCTTGGCTGCGGGCTCAGCCGTCGCGTCCGCGCCTTCCTTCTTCCACAGATCCAGCGCCACCCCGAACCGCATCGCCGCCACCTTGATCGCGTCGCTGATCGCGGCCTTCGTGGCGTCCCCGCCCTTCCGTCCGTCGGCGTCGCCGTACCCAACGCGGGTCAGGCCGCCGACGGTGAGGCGGATCCAGAGGCCGCCGTACTCGTCGAGCAGCGGCAGGCCGTTGGAGTCAAGCCCCATCGGCTCCCAGTTCCAGTCGGGGTCGACGTCGAGGAGCCTTTCGGTGATGTGGGCGTGGCCGACGAAGTCGACGTGGAGGTGAGCGGTGCTGACGTAGGCCTTGCAGGTGCGGCACTTCGCGGGCTTGTGCTCGTCGCACTGGACCTTCGAGTTGGTGCACTTCTTGCAGTAGACCTTCGGGAGCTTCCCGATGTGGGCCTTGCTGAACGGCTCGCGGAGCCTCTTCGTGACGTCGTCCTTCACGCTGCACCTTCCCCAGCGAGGAGCTCCAAGGGCATCCGGCCGGCCCGGATCAGCGCGAGGACAGCGTCGAACGCGTCCTCGGTGATGCGACAGGACAGCCGACCGTCCGCTGTCTCCACGACGATCCCCGGGACGTCGGTCTCCCCTTCGGGGCCGACCGGTTCGCCGAGCTTCGAGGACTGGGTGAGCACCTGAGTCACCAGCGCTTGGTTGACCTTCGGGACCCTCCGGATCAGGTGCGGGGCGTGCGCGAAGAGGACGTCCACGACCTGCTTGGTGGTGCCGGTGATCTCGTACGCGGAAGCGACTTCGTCGGGGTGGTGTTCTCCGACCCACGCGGCGAACACGTCCGGGTTGGAGACGCGCGCGGCGGGCTTGGGCTTGGACTTGGACACGGAGCCGATCTCGGTGCGGTCGATCGGGGAGAACACGGCGAGCGTGTCGCCCTTCTCCATCGACTTTTCGAGTTCGGTCTTGGCGTCGTCGAACGCCTGCCCGGCCTGGTCCCGGAGTGCCCGGAGCGCAGCCACGCGGAGCGCGAGTTCGTTGGTCATGCTGCTGCCTTCCAGGAGTTGAGGACACCCATCCGGTAGGCGATCGCGACAGCCTCAGCCCGGTCCTGCGCACCCAGCTTCCGGAACAGCGGCTTCGAGAACGACTTCGCCGCGGACTCCGACTTCCCGAACAGTTCCCCGACCTGTCGGTGGCTCAGGCCGTCTGCGTAGGCGTGGAGGATCGTTACGTCCCGATCGGTGAGGTCGGCGGGCGGTAGGACTCGGGGTGCGCCGTTGGAGGCGTTGAAGGTGCGGAGCCGGCCGGTTTGGGAGGTGACGGGTCCGAGGGTGATGCCTGCCTTGGCGAGGAGGTGCCCGACTTCGGGGATGGTGGTGGTGTTGACGGCGAGGGCGATGCAGCGGGTCATGCGGCGCCTCCTGTCGGGGCGGTGAGCGGCTTATACTCGTGGTGCTGGGCCATCGCTGCAGCTGAGGCGGACGCCAGCACCCGCATCACCGGGCTCACGCGGGCCTCGACCGTGCACACCGTGGACTCGTTCCGGACGACCACCTTCAGGCCGTACTTGGCGAGGACGCCGGCGATGTAGGTGAGGGCTTCGCGGGGGTCGTCTTCGGCGTTGGCGGTCATTGAGACGTAGCCGATGGTTCCGCGGGCGAGCTCGCCGAAGCGGGGGTTTTGCTCGACAATGGCGGCAAGGAGGCGGAGGGCTGCGGCTTGCTGGATGTGGAGCGGGGTGTCGGTCATCGTCGGCACCGTCCAACCAGGGCTGCCCCCACCGTGAACACCCGAACACCCCGAAACAGCAACCAACCCTGGAAGCGCTTCACGACTGATCTCCCGACTGTGCGAGGAGTGCCGCGACATCCGGCGGGTAGTCGCCGCGCGACACCTGCTCCAGGTAGGTCACGAGGTCACCGAGGACGTAATGCGCGTTGCTGCCGGACATCTCCGACACCTCGACCGCGTACCTGGCGCCACCGATGGCGGGCTTGCTGACCGTGAAGGTCACGCAGCTCCCCGCCGGGGTGGACCGGAGAACACGGACTGCCTCGAACACGTCCAGGCCACGGAACCGCAGCTCCACGTTGAGACTGGCGGGGTCTTTGCTCATCAGTTCCGCCTGTCCTTCCCGGCCTTGCGCTTGTCGGTGACCTCTTCCTTCACGATCTGGTCGACCTTCTCCTTGGCCTTCTTGAACACACCCATCAGAGTTCCGCCGCCTTCTTCTCGCACCGCTTGCACAGCGGGAGATCCTTGATGCGCGGACCGACCTTGCCGCTGTACCGCATACGGCGGTGGTCCTTGTACTCCTGAGTCCAGGTCACGTAATTGCCGGTGCACAGCGGGTACACCGACAGGCCGTACTCCTCGACGCGCACATTGACCGTGTCGGCGAGGTGCCGCTTCGTCATGCCGTGGTTGGTCGTCTCGATCAGTTCCGGAGCCATCACGCCTCCTTGGCGGTGTAGTGCGAGGGAAGGCATGGGCAGTCCCAGCCCTCGGTGTTGTGCTCCGGATCCGCGATCGACCCGTGGTGGACAACGAAGGGCCGCTGCCTGCCGGTGACCTGAGTCCAGTACGCGACCGCCGCCTCTTCACCCGCGTGGTCGTCGGAGTGCAGCGGCGTCCCGCTCGCAGGCGCACCGTTTCGGGGGCAGGGCGCGTAGTGGGCGTGCACCACACACGCGGGGACGAGTGCGTCCACGTCGGTGTCGTAGATCGCGGAGACCACACAGTGCGCCATCACGCCGCCTCGAACGTCTGGTGGAACCGAACCCAGCGCCCATCCACCAGACGCTCGATCTCAATGTCGTGGTCGTCGAACCGCTCCCGCTCCAGCCGGCGCACAAAGCCTTCAGTCCCGCAGGACCAGGCACAGCACGTGCAGCACTCCACGAGGTCAGTGATGACGCCGTGCGGCGGGAACGGACCCGGTCGGGGGTGCAGCCGCCACGTCACCAGGTGGGCGGATTCGGGGCCGTCGCAGTTCTGTCGGCAAGGCTCGGTGTGCGGCATCGCTGCCGCGTACTCCGCCCGCAGCGACGCAGAGGTTTCGATCTCCGGTCGGACGTACTCCGGAGTGGTGCGCGGGAAAACGAACCGCTGTCGAGTGGTCACGAGGCACCGCCGAGTTCGCAGTGGCACTCACCGGACGCGGTCGGCGTGTAGCGGTGCTCCCGCATCAGCTTCGAGTGCGCCTTGCCGTACAGCGTTTCGCCACGGCAGTCCTCCGCGTGCCCGGCCTCGCGGTGCCGCCGCTTCGCGTCCGCGTACACGGCGGTACCACGGCAGTGCTCCGCCTCCCAGTTCCCCCGCCACGACGCCACCTGCGCCGAGTGGTAGATCGCCGACTGCGCCTCACGGAAGAACTCGTCGTCGTCCAGAGTGAGCAGTTTCTCCAGCCACTCCGTCAGGCGCTGCTTCTCGTAGTCCGCGGCGCCTTCGAACTCGCGCTCCGCGACCGGGCCGAACTTGCTTGCCGGGTTCACTGGATCCACCCCAGTCCGGTCACCAGCAGCACCACAGCCGAAGACCCACCCCACACCACACGCGAGAAAGACAGGTTTTCTGCCCACCACTGGCGCGAGAACCGACGCGGCTTCACCGCCATCCCCACCGTGTCCTGATCCACCACGGGCCACTCCGGCTCCAGCACCCGAGTCAGTTCCTCCACCCGGTACAGGACAGCAGTCGACTCCCGCGCCTCCACGTCAGCCAGGATCAGCTGAGCCGCAGCCCACGCCTGGTCGTACAGCGGGGTCTTCTCCCGACGCGGCAACGGAGGACGCTCACCGGTCACCCAGTCAGCCGGCGCGGTCACAACTGCTCCTCGATCAAGTCAGCCATGCGCAGAAAGTCGACGTCCTTGGTCTCGTCGTCGTTCAGGTCGGTGATGGACCCTGGCTTCCCCTCGTACCTGAGGGCCGGGAACGCGTCCCTGAGGCCCGCCCATGCCAGCACCTGCCTCGGCGGCAGCGCGGAACTCCCGTCGTACAGCCAGTGGTCCTCGTCGAGGACGGCATCGACGATGCCCTGGTCCGCGGCGAGGGCGCAGAGCACGCCGTACGGACACATGCAGCCGCCGAAGCGGTGCAAGGCGCCGGTTCCCCGCTTGTACTGTCCTGATCGGAGTGCGGCCAGCCAGAGGGCCTTCACGTCCGGGTTCATCCGCGCGGTCACTTCGCACCACCCTCGCGAAGCGCGTCGAGCTCGTCGCGGAGGCAGTCCCGCTCGTAGTAGGCGTCGTTGAGACGAGACTCCAGGTCCTTCACGGTCGCTTTCTTCGCGCGTTCGATCCACGCCACCACCGTCGCGATCGTCGACGTGTCCCACCCGGCCAGCCACATCACCATCCGGTCGTCGAACTCGCCGAGTTCCAGACCGGCCAGGGTGTCGCGGAGGGCAGCGCGCTTGTCGTCCACGCTCGCGTTTTCGTAGTGGTCGTAGGGCGGCAACAGACACGACGGGGCTTCTTCGATCGGCCCGAACTCGGCGTTCACTGGGCCACCGCCGGGAGGTCCGAGTAGGCGACCTCGGTCATGTCACCGAAGGTCTCCGCGATGTCCTTCAGGACCTCAGCCGGCGCCGGGTGCCACACGCCGTGGCAGAGGTCGAAGTGTTCGACCACGCCACCCGGGCGGAGAGCGAACAGGTGGCGGGCTTCGTCCGGGACGAGCAGGTAACGGGTCGAGGCGTTCACTGGGACCCACCGCTGACGCTGACGGATCACGAACGACCACAGGCGCTCCAGTGTGGCGAACTCGTCGGAGTGGTAACCGCCGTGCGGCGCGACGTCGAAGCCGAACCTCGACGGAGCATCGATGTCACTGTTGCCCCAGAACCTGTCGGAGGCCTCGTGAAAGTCCTGGTACAGCTGCCCGAGGACGCAGTTGCAGGTGTCGTTCATGCGCAGCGTGCCGACGTTGACGTCTTCCCACCAGCGAGGTCGTTCCGCGTCGAGCAGTGCCACTCCGGCGCGCACACGCGACGCCAGCGAGGTTCGTTCGGTAACCTGTGTCTCGTCCATGAGGGCGATCTCCTCTTGGTCAGGCGGCCCCACGGTGCGCGTGGGGCCGCTCTTTTCTGTTAAGCAGCGAGCAGCAGCGGGCCGCTGCCACCCAAAAGTTCGTGGAGCTTCTGAAGCCCCTTCACCGTGATCCGCAGCTGCGTCGTCACCTGCTGCTCGCCGACACCGGAGTTGAAGAAGTCCCGCGTCCGCACCACCAACCGACCGGTGTCCACCTGGGCCTGGTAGGGCTGCCCGGTGCGGTCGGTCCAGCTGATCTGCCTCAGGTACTTCGACAGCCGGTTCTGTCCGGTCGAGATCGCCGGGTCGCGATCCAAGATCTGCGCGGCTTCACGCAGCGAGTAGTCCCCCGCCGCTTCGGCGAGCTGAGTCCACGAGTTCGCGGCTGGTGCAAGCGCGGCGACCTGCTCCAGCGCGGCGACGTACTTCCGCGCCATCTCCAGCTCGGTCATCGGCTTCTCGCGGGTGTCGACAAGGCCGGTCTCCCGGAGTTCGCGGAGGATCGCCTTCACTCGAGCCTTGATGGACTTCGCCGACGGGAGCGTGGATCGGAAGATCAGCTCCCAGATGCCGTCCTCGTAGATGACGGACACACGCTGGTCGCCGCCAGGGGTACCCACGATCTGGGTACCCTTCTCCGCCTCGTCGAGCAGCCGCGTCGCCTTCTCCGCGTCGCGATAGCCCATCGCCTTCGCGAAAGGTCCGGCCACGACGTAGGCCACGCCACCGTCGGTCAGGCCGAAGTGCGACGGGTCGAGGCCGTCCCCTGCGTTCGCGAAGAGATCCAGGTCGGTCATCACGCCACCGCCCGCAGCAAGCCCCGAGCCGCCACCGAGATCGCAACCTCAGGCGAGCAGAGTCGGCACTGCAGGGTCGTCTTCTCCGTCGCGTGCAGCGGCGGCAACCGACGGGCATGCCCACACCGGAACCGCACTCCGAACTCGCCGACCACCATCGAGCCGGATCCGGTGCCGCACCACGGGCAACGGCCGTGGCCCTGCTTGTTGAGGACCTCGCCGATCTCGTCGGGCGCCATGCGGTACTGGTCCATCACGCTCCTTCAGCAAATTTCAGTTCAACACCGGTGAGGCGGGCGGAGGTGTCTGGGGAGACGAACCCGCCCCACCGGCTGCTAGGCGGCCTTGGGCTCTTCGAGGAGCCGGTCGACCTCGATCGCGGGGATGACGTACAACTGCCCGATCTGCACCGCACGGAGCCGACCTTCGCGGACCAAACTGAGCACCGTGTCGTAGCCGAGTCCGGTCATCGCGGCGACTTCGCGGGGCTTGTAGGCCTTCCGCTCGGGGGCCTTCACGGCCTTCTCCAGACGGGCCACCTGAGCGATCAGGTCCTTGACCAGCTTCACCAGCTCGGCGATGCCGGTCATGCCGCGTCCTCGGCTGCTCGGCGTGGACCGGTGGTGCGCTCGGTGCCCTGCCGCTTCGGCGGGGCCTTCTGCGGCTTGGGCTGCTTGGGGGGTTCGTCGGGGACACCGTCGTTGGTGCCCATGACGTCTTCGAAGGAGATGGCGAGGGCTCGGGCGATCCGGTGTCCGACTTCGTTGCGGATGGGGTCGTGGCCGCTCTCGATGTTGCGGAGGTAGCCGGCAGAGATACCGAGGCGTTCGGCGAGCTGAGCCGGCCTGAGGTCCAGCTCTTCCCGTCGGGCTCGGATTCGGGATCCGTTGGGGAGTGGCATGTGCAGAGTCTTGCAGAAGTTTGCAGACTAGTCAAGGTGGGTGATGCAGGTGTTAGCACGAATGCACGATTGTGCGACAGTGCGTGACTCTGCAACACTCTGCACATGAGATTTAGGGGGAAGTGCGCCCGGACCACGCGCACCCGGCAGGCCCTGCGATGCAGCGGTCTGCGTTACTCTGCAAACATGGATGCTCACCGCCGCGAACTCGGCGAGCACGTGCGCGATACGAGAGAAGCCCAGGGGATCCGCAGTCAAGCCGCACTGGCCGAAGCTGCAGGCATCAGCGCCCGCAGCGTCGCCAAGGTCGAGCTCGGCGACCCCACCACGGGCAAGACGGTGCTCCGCGCCCTGGAGCGGTACTTCCAGTGGCCCCGGGATTCCATGTCCGAATACATCGCGCGAGGCGGAGACCTGCCGCAGGAGACTCAGGACGACGTGGACGCGTCGGCGACGCCTCAGCGCACCGTCGAGATGAGCAACGAGGACATGGTGACGCTGCTCGCCGAGATGGCCGGTCGGGGGAGAGTGAAAGAGGCAGGCGATCTGCTGGCCAGTTTCATTGAGATCCAGTCCGAAGCTCGCCAGCGTACGTAGTTGGTGCCACTAAGCAACCCGTGTGACAGATCTGTGACACGTGTTGCAACGTGCGTGTTGCTTCACCCAAGTGGCGGTAACAACACGTCTGAACAGTGCGAATGGTCAGGTACGAAGGGGCTAAGCGCCCTACGGGGAGAGCAAGGGAGCCGCGCGTGAATGAACGAATCAGATCACTGCCACTGCATCGCTGGCTCCTGGTCGTCGCCGTTGGGTTGAGTGCCCCGGCGGTGCCGATCGGCATCCTGACTTGGGTCTACCGGTGGTCGAGCGCCCTGTTCCTCGTGAACGTCCTCGCGATCGCGGTGCTGGTGATCGTGGCGGAGCTGCGGCGGCAGGACTTCAACCGGGACCGCCGGGATCACCAGCGAGGCAGACGGGTGGACCGGCTGTGTGAGGTTGTGAGCGAGATGGAACGCAGCAGAGGCTGACCTGCTCGGCGACCCTGGACCCTGGTCGCCCCGCTCTACACTGGAGGCATGGTGGCGAGGCCACGCACTGACATCGGGACCTTCGGGCGAATCAACGTCCGCGAGGTGTCCCCCGGCGTGCATGAGGCCCGTGCCCGGTTCCGTCTCCGCAACGGCCGGTTGAAGCCTGTGAAGCGCCGCGCGTCGTCCCGGACTGCTGCTGAGCGCGCATTGAAGAAGGCCATGGCGAAGCTCGCAGATGAGGTGTCGGGTAAGGCGATCAACGGTGAGACCCGGTTCGGGCACGTGATCGACCTGTGGCTGACAGATTTCCAGTCGAAGGTGGAGCGCGGGGAACGCGCCCACAAGAGCCTCTACGACTACCAGGACAGCGCTGAGCAGCTCCGCAAGCACATGGGTGAGCTGACGTGTGGCGAGGCGGAGAACGCCGGACTCTGCGACGAAACCCTGAAAGCTGTTCGGGCGGATGCGGCGAAGTCGAACCGTTCGAAGCGGGGCGCCGGCGCGGCTGCGGCGAAGCGCGCGAAGACGGTGTTGACGGGGATCTGCGGGTACGCGGTGCGGCATGGGGCGATGAAGGTAAACCCGGCGAAGTCTGCGGAAGCGATCGAGCAGGGCGTGAAGGAAGACGTCCGAGCTCTGGAGCCGGACGAACGCCGCGACTTCCTCACCAAGCTGCGGGCGTGGTGTGGGGAGAAGGCCGAGTCGAGCTCGCGTGGGGGTCTGCGGACTCAGGCGTGGCGGGACCTCCCGGACGCCGTAGAGGGAATGCTGGCCACCGGGTCCCGGCCGGGTGAGATCCTGGCTGCCCTGGGCGCGAGTGTCGACCCGTCGGACCGGACGGTCCTGCTCGATCATCACTTGGTGCGTATCGAGGGTGAAGGGTTGGTGCGGAAGTTCCGCCGTAAGGGCGGGAAGGCCGGGATCCAACCGATGTACCCGTCGTGGGCGGCACCGATGTTCGCGCGGCGGAAGCTGGCTGCTGGTGAGGGTCCCCTGTTCCCGACGTGGAACGGCGAGTGGACCGACCCCAGCAACTTCCAGAAGCGGTTCCGTGAGGCGTGTGACGGGATCGGGTACGAGTGGGTGGCGGCGCGGATGTTGCGGCACACGGTGGCGACGCACATCGTGGATGCGGGTGGGTCGAACGAGTCTGCTGCTGATCAGTTGGGGAACACGCCGCAGGTGGTGCAGCAGCATTATCGGCGGAAGCGGTCGACGAACCCGGAGACGGCGGCGGCGTTGGAGTCGCTGTTGGACGGCGACACGGGTTCCTGACCGGACGATCCGCGAGGTGTGACGTCAGACAGGGGCAGAGACCCTTGGAGGCGGCATGAGCGCGTGGCACACCTACTACGAGATCGGCGTTCTGGTCGGACACCCGGAGCCGGCGGACTTCGCGAATTTCATGATCGCGCCGCCGTGTGAGCACAGCGAGAGCTACAGCGATGACGAGCGGTGTCCCGAGCCGTGCGGGCAGGCGCACGACCGGCGCTCTGCCTGTCATCGGCCGACTGGGTTGTGCCCGCTCATCGACTGAGCTGAGCGGCGAAGTTAGTGTTTGACACTTCCTCCGGATGGGCGTAGTGTTTAACACATCAGCCCCAGTAGTCCACGGAGGACGAAAGATGACCGCCACCGCCCACCAGCTCTACCCGCTCGGCCGGCTCGCCAACATGGACGACGCCGACCTCCGACGTGTCCAGGCCTTCGCGCTCGCCGACTCCGCGGATACCGCCCACGGCACCGTCTACGCCGGGATGGACCGCGCGAACACCGTCGCCACCGCGCGCCGCACCGTCTCCGACGTGGCCGAGCACCTGAACTACCGGGCGGCGATGGCGTTCAGCCGCCAGGACACCCTCGACCTTCTCCACGCCCAGGCGCTCGCCGACAACGCCGGAGAGCTCAACCGCCGTGCGGTCATCAGCTACGCCGGAGTGCGCAGCGTCGCCGCGACCGCCGCGAACATCCTCCGCGAGCTCCGCGGCGAGTGACCATCCCCGCCTCCGGCCGAAGCCGGGGGCATCGCAGCTCGACGCTTCCATGACAGGAGCACGCCAAATGACCGACAAGAGCCTCGTCGACGTGATCGGCAACTACCTCCCGCTCGGCGGACCGCACACCGACGACACCGCCACCGACGCCTCCTCGTCGCTCAGCGAACTCGTCCGCTACCTCAACCACGCCACCATCGGCCGGAACCCGTGGCCCTGGGCAGCGACGACTCACCGCGTCGTCGGCGGGCTAAGCGCCACTGTGTACGGCATGGAGCAGCTGGTCCGCCAGCTAGCCCAGGTCCTCGCCGCGCAGGCCGAGAACGCGACGCTGTACGACGACCGCCACGACCGGCCCGGCGCCGACACCGCCATGGCGGCGGCGATGGAGCTGCGCACGCTGCAGTCGCTGATCGGGCAGCTGGCGTCCGCATTGGACGCGGCCCGCGCGCACACCGTCCACCTCGGCAACAACGACTAGTGTTTGACGCTACGCCCTAAGGGGGTAGCGTTTAACGCATGCCTCGCCCCGGACCACGCCGCCCCCTCGTCGGAATCAAGATCTCCGAAGAGGGGCGCCGGCACATCCAAGAGCTCGCCGACGTCGAGACGGACGGGAACTTGTCGCGGATGATCCGCAAGCTCCTGGCCGAAGCTGTCGCCGCGCGACAGAAGATCGGCAGTCGGGTTGAGCTGACCCGCATCATCGAGGAGAAACGATGACCGACTCAGCGTCAGGCAGCATCGTCCACGTCGTCGACCTCGACGGCGTCGGCCCGGTCGGAGCCTTCTCCAGCCGCGCGAAGGCTCAAGCGTTCATCGGCTCCGGTGAGCACACCTATCCCGTTGACGACCTCTCGGTCACGGCACTCGTGGTGGACGAGTGATGCCCTGCCGAGAAGCGGCCGACCACAGAGGAGTCGACATGACAGAAACCAGCGAGACGAGCAGGCGGATGAACCCTGCGGCGAAGGTGAAGTGGCTCGCGGCCCTCCTCTCCGGGGAGTACAAGCAGGGAAGGGGAACGCTGCGGGGGATGGATGACACCTACTGCCCCCTTGGCGTTCTGTGTGACGTGTACCGCCAAGAGCAAGGCGGTCGATGGACCATGCTCCCCCAAAAGGACGGCAGTGCCTATTTCGGTTTTTGTGACGCGCGGTCGCAATACTCCACGGGCAGCGAACTGACTGCAGCTATTCTTGAATGGGCCGCATATTGCGCTGGCACATTCGCTCTCGGCACCCCCGGCACTACGAAATCAATCGCGGACCTCAATGACAGTGGCGCTTCCTTTGTGGAGATAGCCGAACTCCTGGAGAGGTGCCTATGAGAACAGTCGAGCAGAACGTGTCCCACGCGGAGGTGCCCTATGGATGACCGCATCAACCACGCGCTCACCGACGAAGACCGCGTCCGGATCGGTCAGATCATCCGCGCCCGCCGTGCCGAGCTCAATCTCACGCAGGACGACGTCGTCGAACTCGGCGGACCTTCTCTCGGCACGCAGCGAAGCATCGAGAACGGCCGGGCGGAGCGCTACCAGCCGAAGACTCTTCGCTCGGTCGACGATGTACTTCGGTGGCGGCCGGGGACAGCCGCCAAGCTCGTCTCCGGAAACCTGGTCGCCCTGGAAAGCGCGGAAGCGCCGCCTGGCGATCTGGGCATGCTGCTCCGGGATGCTCGGCTGGCGGCAGGACGGTCAATTCGCGCAGCTGCTCGTGTCGCCAATCTGTCCGAAGCGCGCTGGCGGCAGCTGGAGGCTGGGTACGAACTGCGAGATGGGCATCAGCTTCCCGCTCGTCCCAAGCCTGCCACCGTCGTTCAGGCCGCCGACGCGGTGGGGGTTGACGCAGATGCCGCCCTGAAAGCAGCGGGGCTCGACGACGTAGATCCGGCCGCCGTGCGGGCATCAGGTCGAACCGAGGCTGTCGACGACCGCATCGTGGCCCCGCCGCTCACCGACGAGAACTTCTGGACCATGTTTGGGTGGCGCGTCTCCACGGCTCGGGATGACGCTGGGATCTCGCAGGTGGGCCTCGCCCGCGCGTTGGCCGATCAGGGTCTGCCGTACCACCAGGCGACGATCTACAAGATCGAGACTGGCCAACGAAAAGTACCCGCTAACGAGCTGGTTCCTCTCGCCCAAGCTCTCGGCGTCACCGTTGACATGCTGCTCGGACGCGGGCCCGACGATGACCGCGCCGCTGCCGCGACGATCGACCGTCTCGTATACCTCGTCCGCAGCGCCAACGTCGCCGAACTACAGCGTCTGCGTGATGTGGTCGACACCGCCCTTGCGATCAGGCTGGAGGGCGAGTGACCCCATCCAAGATCTACGCCGCCTGTGGCAGCTGCGTGCTGCGTGACCACGAGCGGGCCTACGCAGACGCGCGGCGCATCCGCTCGGAGATCGAGCAGGGACGATTCGGCAACACCCTGACGGTCGGGGCCCTCAGCAGCCTGATGAGCGACAACCCCGCCTCCGCGTGGGCGCACGTCAGCCAACTGGATCACAAGGACCTAGCGGTGGCCACGGAGGCCGCCACGGTGCTGCTGCTTCTACTGGAGAAGCGCGCGCTTGGGGAGGACAAGGGATGAGTTCCCCCGTCATGTGGACCATCGAGGTCCGCTACGAGCCGTTGATCGAAGCGCCAGAGGGCTCGCCATGATCAGAACGATGGTCCATTTATGGACCACAAACGTTGGGCATCGTATCCGTTCGTTTGCCACTCTTTCAGGTACTTTCCCCTGGTCCAGCGGCCGTACGGCACCGTATCGACCACTTTCCTTCGACTCTCTAGGTCGCAGGTTCGAGTCCTGCCGGGGGCGCCCACACCCAGGTCGACACACATGTCGATCTTCAGTCCGCGAACTCGCGGCACCAGATGGTCCACTTACGGACCACATTCGAATCCCATCTCACCAGCCTTGGAGGCTGTCATGAGCGACCCCAGCCAACAGGTCTACCGGACCTTGATCACGTTCTACGGCGGCGAGGAGAGCGCCACCGCCGACCAGCGCGAGCATGTCGCGAGCATGACTCGGGCCGTGGTCGCAGCAATGTCACCTTCGGTGCATCCCGACTGGCTTGTCGATGACGACGACCACGCATCTGAGCGCGCCGCCCACGCCGACAATTGGGAGGTGCCATCGTGAGCCTGTCGACTGAGCCGGACGCAGTGACCCGTCTGACCGTGAACATCGGCCCGCGCACGGCGGAGGCCCTGAACTGGCTCGCCGCCGAAGACGGGGTCACGAACACCGAGGCGCTCCGCCGGCTGGTCGCGCTCGGCTACCTCGTGACCCGCAAGGTCCGGGAGGAGGACGTGGACGTGCTGCTCCGCAAGGGCGACACGACGCAGCAGATCCTCATCCCGTAGTTCCTGATCTCTGGTGTACACGTACTGACCCGAACTACCACCGAACACTGAGTAGGGAGACATCAGATGATCGAAGGAACTACTCGCACCGACCCGGTCGGAACTGTTCGCCGACGCGGCGATGGCGCCACAGTCGTGAAGGTGTCGATGGGCGACGACACGGGCAAAGGCCAGCACGTCTGGTGCTGGATGGGACCAGACCTCGAAGTCCGCTGGCTGCACCACTACGAAGTCTCCGAGTGGCCGCAGGCCGACCCGGAGAAGAGCGACGCGTTCGCTGAGCTTGAAGGAGCGTTCGCCACGGTGTGCGCCGAGCGGGATGACCGGCAGGCCCGCCTCGACGCCGCACTCACGACGGGCAGCGAAGACGAGCAGGATGACCTGACGCGCGCGCTGACTGCCGCCGAGTCGTGCGAGGCCTACGGCTGGCCCATCGTCGCGGACGTCCTCCGCCACGAGATCTTACGAGTCCGTGCCGCGCTGACGACCGACCCACCCGCCTGATCTCGGATACCACTTCACCCCCCAAGCAGGGAGACAAACAGATGACCTACTTCGAGCCTCGCGAGTTCGCGTTTCCAGACGAGATTCCGGACGACGTCACGCGCGTGCGGGACCGCGAGGGGTTCGTCGCCGAGCGTGCGCCGCTTCGTGGATGGCGCTGGATGGGCATGGTCTCGTCGGAGAAGGTGCAGCGCGGCTGGGAGTGGGACGAGGACGGCGGGGCGAAGTTCCCTGTCACGGAGATCCCCGCCCCGTAGCTTGAATGTCAGGGTCCCCGGTGGACGCTGTACACGTCCCCGGGGCATGGATGATCACGGAGAGTTTCCAGCGCGGAGACTAGCTGCGTGAGACAATGGACAGAGGAGACCCCGGCGACCGCTGTCACGGTCCCGGGGCGTGGCCGACTACGAAGGAGCCGACATGACGGAGCTTACCGGTACGGGCTCATCAGAGCTGATCGCTGCTGACGATCCAGTGAAGGCGGAGCGTGCGCGGTCGCTGCTGAGGTCTGCCGCGAAGGCGGTGGACGAGTTCGAGGAGGCGATCCGCGAACTGGTCGCAATGCGCGCGTGGACAGTGCTGGGCTACGAGAATCTCGCAGCGATGTGGGAGCGGGAGAACGGGTTCAAATGCCCCAGCTACGCCAAGGTGCTCGCAGTCGAAGCCATGTCCAGTGAAGGGATGAAGGGTTCGGGGAACAGGCGCGGTGATGACCCCCGACACAGCAATGCCGACGTAGCTGCTTCGGTTGGCTTGTCCGTCAACAGGGATAGCAAGGGGACCCTGGCGGCGCCGACTGTCACCGGAATCCGTCGTCAGCTGCGTGAGGGGATCCCCCCTGAGGACGTCACGATCACGTCGAACTCCGGCCATGCGATCGAGTTATGGAAGTCGCGAGCTCGATCGCAGCCGCGTCGTATCGGCAAGGGCCCCGACGAGTTGATCTGGGCTGGGTTCAACGTGCCGAAACGCGTGGAAGACGCTGTCGCTGAGCTGGCGCGTAAGTCGGACGTCACGAAATCCGAGATATATCGCCAGGCTGTTGCCGAATACCTCCAGCGACACAACGTCAGCACCCATTACGGGGGCGCCCCAAACGGTGCCACTCCTCGCCCCTGACATGACGGGGCCCCCGGCTCCAAGCCGGGGGCACCAAAGAAACGTCCCCCTCACCGCTTCCGCAGCAAGGGGGACGTAAGCCCCGGTGAAGACCCGAAGTCCGCCCGGGGGTGGATCGCTCTACTGTAGCTCAGTCACGGACCGCGGCGAGCAATGCTCGCCACGACTCACCCGGCACGACGATCGCGCCGCCCTCCCGGTCCTTCGTGTCCCGCACACCAACCGGCTCACCCACGCCGAGACCCACCTCGACACAGTTCTCACTCGGCTGGCTGTATGTCGACTTTCGCCACCTGACAGGTACGCTCATCCAGTCCTCATCTCATCGGTGATGGTGGCGATGAGTCGGATTGAGTCGGTCAGGCTCATCGCCACCTGCGCCACCGTATCGACCGCATGCCGATAGGTGACGACATCTTCGTCCCCCTGCAAGAACAGCCCAGAACGCCTGTTCTCGATGTGCACCACAGCGCCCATCCCCTGATCTTCCCGAGGGTCGATCAACGTAAACGGGCCCTCTAACCCCGGATGGTGACCGGTGTCGAACGGCACTACCCGGATCTCCACGTTGTCCCGCTCCGCCTCCTGGGCCAGGTGCTGCAGCTGCTGCACCATCACCGCCCGCGAGCCGATAATCTGCCTGAGAGCCGCCTCACCGACGAACGCCCGCAGCCGGGCCGGGCACTCCCGGCGGGTGATGGCATCCCTCCGTCCCAGACGGACCGCGACCCGCGTCGAGATCTCATCCGCAGGGAGCTCGCCGGCGGACATGATGGCCCGCACATACCCGCTGTCCTGCAGCAACCCAGGGATCAACAGCGGGGAGACGGTGACGATCGTGTCGGCGTGCTGCTCCAAGTCGAGGAGCGCGGCGAGGTGCTGCCGCTGCTCCGGCAGGGACACGGCCAGCCACTGCCCGGCGGAGGCGTTCGAGGTGAGCCCGACGATCTCGTCGTAGCGTTCCCCGGCGATGCCGAGGTGGGTGAGGATCTGCGCGACCACGGTGTCCTTCGGGATCTGCTTCCCGAGTTCCCACTTGGACAGGCGGGACGGGTCGAGGCTGAGTTGCCCGGCGAGTTCCCGGAGTTTCAGGCCGCGTTCTTCGCGGGCGTCGCGGAGGGCAGCGCCGAGTGTCCGTGACTTCGTCGTGACCCTGTGGTCCGTCATGCCACACAGCATAAGGCACTTGCCGCCGGTTTAGGCGGTCACCCGATTAGGCCATTGCGGTTACCTGTGGTCTCCGTGGACACTGTGGTTACCACAGCGACCACAAGCACTCCGGTCGCACCGGAGACTATCGGGTCGGGGGCGACCATGACAGACGAGGGCTGGCGACAGGTCTGGGCGATACCCACCGTCGACACCAACGGCCAACCAACGAAGGTGTTCGTCGGACAGGTCGACTACAAGGGCAAGGTCGAGACCGCAGTCCGGGTCGATAGTGGCCCCATCGCACTCGCCCCGATCGACGAGGTCATCGGCCACCTCCTTGAAGCCCTCCGCACGACAGCGGAGAACACCTGGAAGCAGAACGAGCGGGAACAGTCATGACCGCGCCCCAGCCCGCCCCGAAGCGAGAGCCACGGTTCCGTCCCGGCTCCCAGATGAGCGAACGCGAGTGGCAGCGGTGGATCAACGAAGTGAAGGCACGCTGGCCCAAGGGTGGTAGGCGATGAGTGTCCGCATCGACACCGGCGAGTGGATGATCTGCGTCCCCGGCACACCCGGGACACTGGTCCAGCACTTCATCCCACCCAACGCGCAGACTCGGACGTACGCGTTGAGCTACGCCTTCGTCGCACCGTGCGCCACCCGCGCGCTCTGTGTCCCCGCGTCCGCGAAGTACCGGGACGGGATCCCGCTCTGCCCGCTCTGCGAGCGCCTGCCGTTGACGCGGCTCTAGACCACCCGGTCGGTGCGATGTCATTCCCCCTCCACGCACCGACCGGGTCACCACCGTCCGCCCGCCGCGTTGAGGCCACTCCATCCCCCCGTTCCGGAGTGGTCCTCGCCCCCCGATCGCGGCGGGCGGGCCTACGTCCAGCAACCGACAGGAGACCGACATGGACCAGCCCATCACCCACTGCCCACTCTGCAAGAAACCCTGGGCGCAGTGCACCTGCGGCGGACGCTGAACACCTAACAGAAAGAGGACAAAACCATGACCGCACCCACCATCGACATCGAGCTCGAGCAGCCGGCGCGCATCTACCTGCCGTGCTCCGTCGACAGCGACTGGGAAACCCCCTGCCCCATGACCGGCCGCAACGAATGCCCCACCGACCAGAAGACCATCGACAAGTGCACCCAGTGCTGAGGTAACAGTCCGGCAACGAGGGCAACGCAAGTCTTGATCCAGACGACCTCACGGCGAATACAAACGCGAAGAGGTGGGGATGATGAACACCAAGACCAAGGTCGCGATCGCGGGACTGTCAGTGATTGCCCTCGTCGCTGTCGGCCTGGCGATCTTCTTCGGCACACGTGACACGGCCGCCGCGCCGGCACCCGCAGCGGCGACGAAGAAGACCTTCACCATCTCCGGCTCTATCAAGATCCCGAACAACTTCGCCGGGTCGATCGCGTACGAAAGAAACCAGTGTCACGGCGGCGACGGGTACTCCGACCTGACGCCGGGCGCGGCAGTCACGGTTGCCGACTCTGTCGGCGCGGTCGTTGGCACCGGTTCGATCCATGCCGGCACCAGAGCTGATATGACCACGGTGGCCGCGGTTCCCGAGGTTGGCCTCAAGGGTGGCGAGGTTGTTGCTTCTTGCACGGTGAGCTTCACGGTCACGGATGTGCCCGATGGTCTTCCGCAGTACGTCGTCTCGGTCACCCATCGGGGCTCGCAGGTGGTTGCCGGTGATGCGGTGCACGGCGAGGTCGAGTTCACCTTGAAGTAGGCATGACGAAACGGCCCCACACTCCGCAGGGGGAGTGTGGGGCCGCTGACCGTCCAGGGGATGAGGTTGGACGGCCGACTTCGGGGCTGCTCCAAGTCTTGGAGGAACTTGGAGCAGCTGGGAGTTACTGCTTGGTGAGGCTCGCGCTGTCCGGGTTCCCGACGCCCTTCGCGACGAGCCCCTTCACGACCGACGCGGCACCCGCCACGGCACCGGTGAGCAGCCACGCCTTCCAGTCCGACGGGATGACGCCCGTCCAGTTCGCGACCAGCGCCGCGAGGAACCCCGCGACGAAGGTGGAGCCCACGCGCTCGGCGAGGTCCTTGAGGTAGGTCATGTCAGGCTCCTTCAGCCGTTGACGATGCGGACACCGATGGAGTCCGCGGCGGCGTTCGCGATCGCGGTGATCTGCTCGGCGGTGAGGTTGACGTCCGGGAGGTTGGTCACGGCGTCGCGGAGGCCCTGCTCGAGCTGCGGCAGCAGCGCCGGCGCGAGGGCCGCGGCGAGGCTGTCGGCGGTGACGTCGTTCGCGTCCGTTGCGAGCACGGCCGCCAGCAGGTCCGGGAGCGTCTTGGTGACCAGGTTGTACACCGCGGCGTTGGTGAACCGGCCGAACTCTTCGGCGGTGTAGGCCGCGTTCGAGCCGGGGACCTTGGAGGTCTTCGCGACGGCGATGGAGTCGCGGATCGCGAACAGGGCGGAGCGTTCATCGTCGAGCATGTCATCCCCTTGGGTGAGGTGGTTGTTGTTGCGGGAGTCATCGAGGTCCACCGCGCCAGCGGAGCCGGGCAGGGAACCGCTCGAGGAGTACTGGTGGACGTCGTAGCGCCCCAGGTACTGCGCCGAGCCCGGAGCTTCCGGGACAGCCCCGTAGCGGGCGATCACGATGACCAGACCGGGGATCCCCCACTGGTCCGGGCGGAGCACCTTCGCGAAGCTCGCTGACATGTACACCGCAGGCCGGAACCCAGCCGCGGCGACCCGGTTGCAGAACCGGATCGCGAAGTCCTTCGCGGCCGCGTTCGGGGTGAACGGCGTCTCAAGGTCCAGCATCGGCGCGACCCCGGTGGCACCGAGCCGTCGAACCTCGCGGACCAGAATGTCGGCTTGGGCTTCCGCTGCGGGGCCGAGTTGGGCGTAGTGGTATCCACCGACCGGCAGCCCCGCGGCCTTCGCGCCGGCGACGTGGGTGTCCGGGACGTACTTCACGCCCTGCTGGACCGTGGAGTAGGCCGAGCCGCCGTCGGAGACCTTCACCCACACGAAGTGGATGTCCGGGGCGGCTTTCCAGTTCAGGCCACGTTGGTAGTACGGATGGACGTCGGTTCCTCTGGCCATGCTTCATCCCCTTGTTCCGTGGTCCTGCTGCAGGCGCTGGATCTCGTCGATCGCGGCAGCGTGGTCCTTGGTGGCCCGAGCGACCTGCGACCGAAGTTCGGAGAGTTCGGCTTGCGCCGTGCGGAGTTCTTGCGTGAGCTGGTCGATCAGCTTGTTCGCCTGCGTGAGTTTCGTGTCCGTCTCGGTCAGGCGGACGTTGAGTCTGGTGATCTCCTGCCTGGCCGGCTTCAGGATCTCCATCGACTGCTGGGACAGCTTGACCTCAGCGTCAGCTTCCGAGCTGGAGCTCTGGGCACGCATGATGCGTTTCTGCGCGGGGATGAGGAAGATTCTGGTGACACCGACAGACCCGATCACGCTGAGGACGCTGGGAATGATCAGGTTCCAGTTCATGGCTCCTCCGGTGGGATCTGGAGGAGATCACGCACAGCAGCGTGTTCCCTCGCGTTCTTTTCGCGTAGTACTTCCATCTGGTCGATCTCGCGGCCGATCTGACGTATCCGCCAGAGATTCGCGCCGATGATGTAGACCATGAACCCCGCCAGGTTCACACCTCGCAGACCGGACACGGCGATGATCGCGTAGGTGTACGCGGCCGCGTGGAGGGTAAGGCTGTACAAGCCGATCCGTTCCGCGAGTGCGCCGGCGATGTTGCGCCAGAACACTCCGCCGAGCGTGACCCCAGACCCGAGTACCAGCCCGGCGAACAGGACGTGACCGAACGGGTAGGGCAGAGACTTCACCGGCGCATTGGCGAGCTTCGAGAAGAACAGCAACCCCACCGATCCGAGAAGGAACATGATGATCAGCAACCCGACTTCGTGGGGGTGTCTTCCGCTGCGGATTTCCCCGAACATTCCGCTTCCCCTCTTAAGCCAACGCCGCCCAGAACACCCGGTCCCGTCGAGTCCACGACCCGTCAGCAAGGTTGATCGCGGTCGGCATGGTCGCCGTCTTGAACGCTGACGTCCAAATCCCCGTCCCCGGCGGATTCAGGAACGAGCTCGCGTTGCCGGTGAAGGTGACCGCGTTCTGCGCCAACGACGCAGCCGTGGTGGTGCTCGCCCCCGCAACAGCGATCGCGATGTACTCACCGGCCCGGAACGTGGTCGCCGTGATCGCCGAGACGTGCTCCTGCCCCGCCGTGCCGCCATACAGGAACGTGGAGGTGGTGGGGTCGATGAAGTTGACCAGGTTGTCGTACCGGAACCCACGGAAGATCCGGACCGTGGTGGTGCCGGCCACCGGCAGAACCGACGGGCACAGCTTGATTTTCGTGATCAGCTGGTCGTTCGGGGACTGCATCGCCGCGACGTACAGGTTGCTGTTGACCACCGCCGCGTCGCCGGACACGTTGAACCGCGGGCAGGTGGAGATCCGGTCACCCCAGAGCCGGAAATCATCGGTGGTGGTGATGACCGGCGGGCCACCCCACTGCCGAACGTCGAACACGTTCCCCGCGGAGATCGTCACCGCGCCCGTCGCGACAGTCACCAACGCGATCGGGATTTCCCACTTCGACGAGTCCCGCGTCGGGAAAGGCCCCGTCGACACACCGGGAGTGCCGGCGATGACGTCGAGCTCCACCCGGTTGTTGGTGGTCCAGTCGACCCGGGCGACGACCGTGTCGATCCGGGTCGACCCCGACGCGTTGTTGGCGATCGGGAGGATGGTGGTGGCGTTCCATTGGCCGTAGTAGCCCTCGATCACCACCCGCCCGTCGGACACCTTCACCTGCATGCCGGTCGAGTCGCCGAACGGCAACAGTTCGGAACCGATGGAACGGACGACCCCAGCGATGTTGTTGTAGCGCGTCATCGCGCGCCAACCGTCCTCGGTGACGTTCGAGCCGGGACCGGAGTCGAACGGCATGTAGACGTCAGCTGTTACGGCCACGGTCACGCCCTTTCGAGGTTGTTGAGGCGCACATTGGCCTGCTGGAACGCCTTCACCAGGCGGGAAACCTGACCCCGAGACGGGGTTCCGAACGAGGGGGTGACGGTCTGGGCTTCTTTCTGCAGGGTTACTGCCACTTGTCGCACCACATCCACCACCAACCCGTTCGCGCCGTAGGGGGTGGGGAGCGAGCCGACCAGCTGGGCGGAGATCTTGTCGCCGACGTTGTAGTCCGCCAGGTACTGCATGTCCTCGATCTCGATCGGGGAGAACGACAGCGACACTTCTTCGCTGTTCTGCGCGATCGCGTCCGTCCCAGCCTGGTTGATCACTGTGGTGTCCGACGTGGAGGACGCGTTCACCAGTTGGCCTTCGATGCGTTCCCATGTCGCCAAGGCAGGAGAGTCGGAGACTTCCTTGATGATCCTCGACGTTCCGGTGCCCGAAGCGCCGATGAAGAAGTAGTTCCCCTTCGGCCGGCCCCTGGTGAACTCGTAGGATTCGAGGTTCCCCAAATCGACGGCGTACTTCACGGACGCGGACTTGTCACCCGGCCAGTACGTCTGGAACTGGATCCCCGCACCCACCTGCACGACCCGGAACCCGACCCCGCCCGTGGTTGCGAGAGGCTGGATGAACGCCAGCAGGTCGGAATCCCACCGGGCCTCGCCCTTCACCGTGAACCCCACGCCGGGGTCCGCGGCTACGGTGAAGGCGTTCTTTCGCCGGGACGGCACAGCGCCCGGACCGAGGTTCACATTCACGTACGCCTGGACCACAGTGGACGCCACGCCGGTCCGGACGTCGGATGCCTGGACGGTGTAGGGCGCAGATGACTCCGTCGGGGACGGAGACACGATCCGGCTCACCAGCCACACATCGTCGGTGACGCCTTCGAACTCGACGTTCCACTGGTCTGCGGCCCGGACGAACCGGAAGTTCACCCAGATCCCCGAGAACGCCTGCTGCCCGTCGCGGGTAACGAAGATCCCCCAGTTGGGGTTCGCCAATAGCCCGACGATGGGTGAGCGAGCATCGATGGTGAGCTTCCACGACCCGACGTCGTTGAACACCGTCGTGAAGGTGAGTTCCTCATAGTCGTCGATCTGGCCTTGCGGGAGGTACGTGTTGTCCCGCAGATAGATCGTCCACTCGGTCACGGCGACAGGTACTTCTTGCGGAAGCTCAACACCAGCTGCGACGAACCCGCGATCGCGCCGGACATCTCCAGCCGGACCGCGTTGTTGCCTTTCGCCAGCGACCACAGCGACGACACCGACAGGTCCACATCAGACCACAGGGACGTCCCATCGGACTTCCGGATCGTCTTGTACCCGGGGCGGGTGTCGATGGAAATGGACTCACCCGCGTTGATCGACGTCGTGGTGAGCTTCAGCAGCCTCCCGGTCGTGACGTTCCGGAGAGTGATGACACTTCCCGGGCCGGTGATGGTCCACACCGGCCACGCTTCCGTCGATCCGTCGTTGAGGATGCTCGCGTCCACTGCGATCTGACTCGACGTCAACCGGATCGGGGGAAGCGGGAAGAACGTGGGGGTCTGGCCGACGTCGAACGACACCGACGTGTCCGACGATGCCTGCCAGTACGGGTCCGCGGCGTAGAAGGTGACGTCGGCCATCTGCATCGTGACGCCGGAAAGCCCTGGACTCTCGTCGAGTTCAAGTCCTTCCATATAGCGGCAGGGGATCTCCCGGACGTCCCCCAGCGGGGATTGGACCCGGAAGGTCCCATCCCCTTGGGTGGGATCCATCGCGTCGACGAGGTCCCGCTCGGCTTGCCGGAGAAGTGGCTCCGTCGCGGCGGTGATCACCAGCCGGACGGTGAACTTCTTGGGTCCGTGCGTGACCTCCCGCAACCGTTCCCCGGATTGGCCGGGGACCTGGGTGGTGACGAACCTGGGGGGTGGCATGAACCGACCCTTGGCGTTCCAGTCCACATCCAACACAGTCGCCGTGCCGTTCGGGTCGACCCACGTGGAGACCTCAGCCGTCACAGCCTGCCTCCCGAGCTCGCAGTGGTGATCTGGTCGCCCAACCGCTTCAACATCCCGATCACCTGGCCGGTGTCGAGCACCGCCTTGCCTTCGATCGGGCGGTCAGCCAATGCCTTCACGGCCGCTGAAAGGACGCGGGTGTTCTCGTGCACCGCACCAACCAGGGCGTCCTCTTGGGATGAGGTCCGAACGTTCTCCGGCTTGCCCGAAGTGTTCAGGCCGAGCATCCCGTCCTCGAGGACGCCGCCGTTGTCGAATCGTCCGACCTTGTGTGATCCGTATGCGATCGCTGCGAGGTCGTGCTTCTGGACCGGGCCTCCGGAGGCGTACCAGTTGTGAGCGCGCTTGAAGATGTTCGCGTTGATCGGGTCCCCGTAGCGTGCCTTGATGTACCGCCCGCCGGCGACTGACTGCAGGTACGGATCGGAGGTCTTCGGGATCCCGTACCCAGCCCAAGTGGAGTCCAGGAACTGGAAGATCCCGTACGCGGTGCTCGTCTTGTTCTTGACCGTGTTCTGGTAGCCAGACTCGCCCATGATCAGTGCGTTCGCGGCGTCCCATTCGGCACCGGTCCAGCCGAACATGGACGCGAACACGCCCTGCACGATCGCCTTGTTCGCTGCCCGATCACCCGAGACGCCGCCGACCGGGCCGATGGACACCGGTGGCGGCGTCCACTTCGGAAGCTGCGGCGGGTGCTTGATCCCCATCACCTGGAACGCGTTGATGTTCGTCGCATACGCCGCGCCCGCGCCGGCACCGAACGCGTTCCACTGACCCGGATCGACAGGTCCGCCAGTAGCGAACCTGGGGAGCCGCTTCGTCCGGACCGCTTCCATGAAAGAAGGCCCATAGTGGTCCACCGCATCCGCCGGCTGGATCCACTCACCCGGCGACGCCCACAGGTTGACCATGTCGTCACGGGGCCCACCCGGACCGTAGATCGGACCACCCGTGGCGTACCCGGTTCCGCCGATGGTCTTCTTCACGTTCATCGTGTCGTTGAAGTAGCCGCCCGCGGAAGTGCCCCTGAACACCGCCTGCAGAGAGGCCGTGTCCACATTGGCCACCGCGGTCATGTCGAACTTGAAGTCCTGCGGAATCAACCCCAGCTGCTTGTCGAGGTCGAACGCGGCCTGCTTGGTGATACCGAACTTGTCCGCCGTCTGCTGGATGATCCTGTTGTACGAGTCCGCTGTCGGCCCATACACAGCAGTGATCGCGTCCGACAGGGTCTTCAGCTGCGCGAAGTTCCGCCTGCCGGCCTCCGTGGACAGATCCAGTGTCCGTGAGGCGTTCTGCTCCGCCGTCGTGAGGGCTTCCTTCGCCTTCGTCAGCTGCTGGGCAGAACGCTGGGACGCGTACTGCGCATCCGCGACGCCTTGGTGGGCACGCTGCTCCGCGTACGCGGCATCTGACACGGCCTGCTGGGCGCGCTGCAACCCGCGGTTGGCCTGAGCCAAACCGTAGTTGGCGTCCGCAACCGCCTGCTGGGCCTTCACCACACCACGAGCCGACGACGCCACCTGATCATGCGCCGCCTCGAGCTGGTTCTGTGCGGAGATGACTCCCTTGGAACCTTCGACGCCGGCCTTTTCGGCAGCAGTGACGTCAGCCCGAATCTTGGTTCCCGAGTTGAGGGCGTTGTTCAAGGAGTTCTGCGCCGAGATCAGGTCGATCGCGGCCTTGACCTGGTCGATGTTCCCCGAGTCGACGGTCTGAGCAGCGACGCTCTTGGCGTTCTGCGGGGTGATCCCCAACGCTGCGGCGCTCTGGGTCTGCTCGAACAGCCGGACCCGCGCCGACTCCTCCGTGACAACCTGATCCTCCAACTGGAGGTGGAGTTCCTTCAGGTCCTGGATCGCCTGCTGGCGGGCAGTGTGCAGATCGGCTTCGGCCTGCTTCTCCGCCTGCAACGACTTGGCGTAGGACTTGCGGGCCGTGTCGACACCCTCGACCGCGTCCTGAACCGCACGCTCCGCCGTCATCACGCCGTGCTGAGCGTCAGCGACTCCCTGCTCGGCCTGGGTTACCGCTCTGGCGGCAGCCTCCGCGGAGTGGCTGGCATCAGCAACAGATCGCTGAGCGGCCGCATACGAATGGGACGCATCCGTGACGGACTGCCGGGCGCTGGCGACAGCCTGGTCAGCCTGCTTGAAGTGATCAGAGATCGCGGTCTCGGCATTCGCGATCGCGATCTGCCCGTCCCGGAACTTCACCGCCAACTGCTCGATGCTGAGCCCGGCGTTTCCGGCAGCGGATCCCATGTCGTACAGGCCACGCCCGACGCTTCCCAGCGTTCCCGCGAATGCCTGGGAGATCCCCGCCGCGGCAGCGGTGCCTTGCGCAGACGACGCCATGACCAGCGCGGCGTTGCTTTGCGCCTCCGTGTTGGTCCCGGCCGCGGTGGCAGCTCCTGAGGTTTCGTCCTTCAGTGCCCGCAGTTTTCCGGCGGCGCCACTGGCGCGATCACCGAGGCCCAGGGCGGCGTCGGCTGCAGGGAACAGCTTCCCGGTCAGCCAGCCTGTGGAAAGCCCGAGGTCGTCGGACTTCGACGATACTTTGTCAAGCTGGGCAAGGAACGCATCCCACGCGGGGCCGCCTTCCTTCACCATCTTGATCAGGTCAGCTTGTGTGAGACCGAACTCTTTCCCCGCCGCGAGAGCGTCCTTGAACGACTGGGAATTCTTCAGCTGATCCGTCGCGGCCTGGTCCCAGGCACCATGCGACTTCTCCAGCGCCGAAGTCAGCGTGTCCATGTCAGCTGCTGTCGCGGCGGCCGACGCGCCCGCATCGTCGGAGGTGGAACCGAACAGCGCCATCGCCGCGGTGATCGCGATCAGCACCAGGCCAACAGGACCGGCGAGGGATTCTGCGACTGTGCCGAACCCTGTGGCTGCAGTAGCAGCGGCGGCGCCGGCGGACCTGATCGCGACTGCGGAAGCGGAGGCGGACACCGCGACGCCCTGCTGCGCTGCGATCATCGTGGCAGCCTTGGCGGCGCTGGCCTCCATGTTGCCACCGAGGGTGACCACGCTCAGCGCGAGAGCTTTCACTCCCACCGAGACGAGCTCGGCGAGTTTGAACGCCCCCCACGTCGCCAGAGCTGCACCGCCGACGAACCCGAGGATCGGGGCGAGCGGACCGAGAACGTCCGTGATGGTCTTCACGGCAGTAGCGGCCGCAGACAACGCAGCCGAGAAGACCGGAAGGACACCGGACGCCAACCCTGTGATGGTGTGGCCGATCCCGGAGATCGCCCCGTCGATCTTGGGTCCGTTTTCCGACCACGCCTGGGCAATGTCGTTGACGAGGGCCACCACGGTCCCGAGGACCGTGGAGGTGATGTTCCCCAGCGACGTCACATATCCCGCGTAGGAACTGCTGTTCTGTCCGATCGACGAGGTGGCGTCACCGAACGCCGTTCCCAGGACGCCCATGACGTTCGCGGTCGCGGAGAACACCGGCTGGCTGTTCTGCATCGCCGACAGCACGCCGGGCATCGCGTTGTCCGCGAACTCCGTCAGGCCACGCGTCAGGGCAGTGATCTGCGGGCCCGCGGCAGCGAACCCCGCGGCCATCTGCGGACCGAGGCGGGTGATCTCAGCGTCGATCTGGCGGCCGGCGCCGACGATCTGCGGGACCAGCTGGTCGGTGGCGGCTTTCGTCTGTCCGACGACGTTGGCCCACAGGTTGGTGAACGTCTTCTGAACGTCGGTGTTGGACTTCTGTGCCAACGCGGCAATGCCGATGAATCCCGCGCCGATCCCGCCGAGGATCGCCGCACCGGCGAGCGGCGAGGCTGCGATGATCCCCGCAGCCATCAGCTGGAATCGGGTGGTGAAGCTGTCGAGCGCCTTCGTCGACTCATCGGTCTTGACGTTGACGTTGACGTTGGCGTCTTTACCGTCGAGCTTGTCGACCTTCGCGGCGAGCCGGTCCACCTGCTCGGCGAGCTTCGAGAACGTCGCCGACGCCTTGTCCAAGGCGATGATGTTGAAGCTGAGGTCAGTCACCATCGCCCCCTCTTCGCTTGTTCAAGGCGTCAACCATTGCCGCATGCTCGTCGAATTCCCATAGTGTCAACTCTTTGACGATCGCCGGGTACCACTTGAAGTGGTACGAAAACCAAGCTACGTAGCTTTCGTAACGGCCTTTCGGGTTTTCCCACCGGTCGCCTGCGGAGGGTCCGCGGCTTCATTCGTCGAGTCCGCCTCCGGTTCGTCCTCGTCCGTTCCGAGCGTCTTGAACGACAGCAAGTTCAGTTCGAGCACGTCGTCCCACTTGACGGCCTCGCCGCCACGCTTCTTCACGATGAACACGAACGCGGCGACAGCTGACGGGTCCTGCCTGTCCAGTGCGGGCCACAGGTCACGCGGAGAGACGTGCGCCTTCTCCTGGACGAACATGGCCTCGCGGATCGTCATCTCCCAGTCGAAGACGTATTCCCGTTCTTCGATCTCGAACTTGAGCTTCACTACGCATCCCCTTTGGTGGTGCTACGAATTCAGATCGCGGCGGACTTCGTCCATGGCATTCTCGATCGCCCTGCGAAACTCGGGGGCCTTCTTCTTGATGGTTGACCCGAAGTAGGGTCCACCCTTCTGGTCGACCCAGTCCTCACGATTCCCGAACAGTGGGTGCCTCCAGCCCTTCTCCGAGTCCAGGAGACGAGGAAGGTTCCGTTGACTCTCGGGCATCTTCGAGCTGTCCACATAGAACCTGACGCCCTTTGCGGTGACTTGCAACTTCGTCGCGCGAGCGATTGACTGTCGCAGTCCGAGACCCTTCCTGCTGGCGGCACGTTTGATCGCCGCCCGGACGTTCCTCTTGGACTTCCGGGCCCGGCGGCCGGCCTGCATCGCCAGCGTCGTCTGCCGTCGCGAGGTGCCGCCGCCATGAGAGCCCTCGGCCGCAGACACCCACACCCGCTTTTCCTTGGAACTCTTGTGGGAAGTGACCGTCTGAACTTTCAGCACAGCTTCCTGCACCTCGCCGACGATCGGCTTGCCCGCGGCGGTGATCTGGTCCCGGAGCTTCTTCCGGAACTCCTTCTTCTTGCGGAGCTTGTTCGCCAAGGCCCGCCACTCGTCGACACCCTGCGCCGAGAGACTGACGCGGACCGGTGGCATCAGACCGCCGTGGCCTCAGTGCTGATGATCTTCACCTGGATGACCGGGTCCACCTCGTTCGAGTACGCCTCGAAATCCGTGGACATCTGCACCAGGTCCGGGCCGGACACGTTCGGGGACGCCGCCTTGAACTTCACCGCCGGGATGATGATGGAGAACAGGTACGTCGTCGCACCCAGCACCGCACCCACCAGATCCAACTGGATCGTGGTGCCCGTGCCGGCCTTGTACACGTCGTAGAACTCGGTCTTCGCGAACTCCGCCGACAGCTTCCCCGTGATCGTGGGGATGCCGTTCTCGAGCTGCTCCGCCTTCTGGCCACCGTTGCCGAGCCCGTAGCGGTCGGTAGCCATCGGGACCTTGCCGCCGACCGAGATGTCCTTCACGATCGCCGCGACCGCGGTACCGCCGGCGATGGTGGTTTCACCCGACGCGGTGGTCGGGGTGCCGCCGAGCTTCAGCACAGCCTGGGAGAAGTTGTACGTCGTCGACCCGGTCAAGTAGGACGCGGTCGCCAGGGCCGTGGCCGTGGCCTCGGCCTGGCCGTCGAACGACAGTTTCAGGCTGGGGGTGTCGTTGTCCTTCAGGGAGAACTCCCACGCGGACACCTTCAGTCCCTCGTAGGTGAACGGCTGTACCGTCCCCGTCGCGGGCTCCGGTCGCCCCACCTGGCAGGTGAGGCCGAGGCTCTTGAAGTCGCCCGGGGTGTGGATCTGCTTGTACGCCGTGCCCGAGATGAGGGTCGTGGTGGCGGTGGCGGAGCCGAGCATGTTCCGCACGAGCATGCCCATGCCGAGGGTGTTGACGTCGAAGTTCACGTCGCCCGCGACCGAGGAACGGGACACCGTCGCCCGGGAGAGGCGCTTGTACTTCAGTCCCTTGTGGAGCGCGTTGGGCTCCAGCCAGGTGGGGTCGAACTTCAGGGTCTCCGAGTTGTACTCGATGAACCGGGTCACCGTGACCGGTGTACCCCACACGCTCTCTTGCGCGAAGCCGATCTGGCTGTCGATACCGCTTCCGGTAGGCACGTTACTTCTCCTTCACGGCCGAAGCCGCCGGGGCGGCAGGCTTGTCCAGTTCCCACACGGCCTTCGGCCACGCACGTTCCACGCCACCGTCCAGCACGATGAACGCGTCATCCGGGAGAGGCGGCAACGGCGCATCGCCTTCCTTCAGCTTCGGCCGAGACGTGACCAGCTCACCCGGGACGTCGACGAGGCCGCCCGGTTCGACCTGGAACGACTCGAAACTCCTGGACGGTTCGAACAGGTCCACCGGTGCGTGATCTGCACGCAGACGGAACTTGGGCATGGCGGGCTCCTCTAGATGCGAGTTTTCACGGAGACGGTGAACGTGGACCGGAACCAGAACCCCGATTCCGAGTAGGGCTCCTGGAATGTGTCGCCAGGCTTGAACTCGGCGACGATGACTTGCCGCACCCCGTTCACCCCAAGGTTGAGATCGGGGGTGTTGCGGAGCTTCGTCTCCAGGTCGGCTTGGACCAGGAGGGCTTTGTCGCGGACAGGTTTCCACCGGTCAGCGTCTCCGTAGTGGACGACCAGCGCGCAGACGACGTCGACGGTTTCGTCGCGTCGTTTCGTGCCGACCGCGCTGGACCAGGTCTGCTGGATAGAGGCCGACTGGTAGTCGCCCTCAGCATCAGCGTCCCAGCCGACGAACACTGCGTTTTCGGGGAAGTCCTCCGTGACCGGAAGCCCGTCGAACACGGTGTAGTCCAAACCGGACAGGTGCACGACTCCTGACGTGGTGCCGTCGTTGGGGACTCCACTGAACAGCGCCCAGATGGCATCGACGAGTTCGAAATACTCGGAGTTGACCATCACGCGATCCCGGGAAGCCCGGCGCCGAGGAGTTCCTTAGCGCGGTTGGGGACCAGGTATCCCATCCCGGAAACGCCGACCGAGTCGGCGAGAGCCGAGTTCCTGCTGCCGGCGCCGCGTTCGGGGCGTTGGGTCTGCCAGAGGTGTTGCACGATGATCCGCGCCGCGAGGCAGTACTCCTCGGGGATGATGGCCATTCCCGCGAGATAGGTGACGGTGACATGTCCGTACGGGGCTACGCCCAGCGGCGAGGTAACGACTCCCGCTGAGGAGACATGGAGGCTGGCGACGTTCCACGTATACGTGCCGTTCACCAGGGCCATGGAGGTGAGTGACACGACCGGAGTCCAGTTCAATACCAGGCCGCCGTTGATGACGTGCTCCTCTGTGCGGAGCCTGCGGACCACGGCTTGCCCGAGTTCCCTCTCAATCACACCGGTTGTGGCTTCAACGTAGGTGCGGAGCTCTTCGTCGTTTACCGTCGTCGTGGCGTTCAGCTGCGCTTTGGCGTCGGCCAAGCTGATGATGTACGGCACCGACGTGGGCCGGACGTCGAACACCTCGACGTGCGCACCAGGGTTCGCCCCGGTGCCGACCCAGCGGGCGATGTGCCGTCCAGCTTGGACGGTCTGGTAGTCGTACTGGTACACCCCCGTTCCGGTGGGGGTGACCGGGGTGATGACCGTGGTGGTGTCGTCGGGCAGGGTGATCGTCAACGTCACCGTGCCCGCGCTCACCGGGCCACCGGCCGCCCCGGGGGATACGTTCGTCCAGGAGCAGCGATAGAGATCGCCTGTGTCGATGGCCATCAGAGGTCAACCACCGTGACGGTGCCGTAGATCGCGGTCTTCCGCAGCCCACCGGAGAGGACGTCGACCCGCCACCACCCCATGGTGGTGAGCACGCTCGCCGCGGGGATCGACACTGTGCACTTCCCGTTCGGGGCGTCGGTGATCGTTACCCCGGTGGTGGCGGTGGAGCCCTTCCACACCGCGCCATCCGCGTCGTCGGTGGCCTTCGACGGCTTGAGGAACGCCTCGATCGTCTTCCCGGTGATGTCCAGGATGGTGCCGTCGGTGGGGACGTTGGTGGTGATCGTGACCTTGACGTTCTCGTCGTTCTTCTCGTTCAGGGAGATCGCCTGGTTGGTAGCCATGTCACCTCCCGCAGTTCGTTGCCGAGCCTGTGTAGGCGTCGACCGTGAAGGACCCCGCATAGGCGTCCACAGTCCGAGTTCCGGAGTAGGCGTCGACAGTCGCGACACCGGAGTAGGCGTCCACCACAGCCGTGGTGGTGAAGTCCTGACACACGAACCCTGTGGTCGCGCCGAAGATGAGCGAGTCTGTCTTGGACCCCGCGCGCGCACCGCCCGAGACATCGGCGAGGACCACCGCATACGACAGGGCCCCTATTGGCACACCGAGACGGACCCCGCTCGCGGTGTCGGCCAGTGCCACGCCGATGGTGAACGTCCCCGACGGTGACCCTGCACGAGCTCCGCCCGCCGCAGGGTCTGCCAGCGACAGCGCCGCCGTTGCGGTCTCGCCGAGCGGGTCACCCGCGCGTACGCCGCCGACAGTGTCCGTGAGAACGAACCCGATCGCGAGCGTGTCACTGGGACTGCTGGCGCGAACTCCCGACAGCACATCGAGGAGCACGATGCCGTTCGCGAGAGTCTCAGTCGGTGCCCCACCGCGGACGCCGCCCATGGTGTCGGCGAGGACAACCCCGACCGCGAGGCTGTCCGCGCCCCCGCCGGTTCGGGCCCCTCCGGCACCAGGGTCGGTGAGGACGATGCTGTTGACGGCCTGCTCGCCGCCCGGAACACCAGCCCGTGCCCCGCCGAGCGAGTCGACCAGGACCACGCCGACAGCAGCCGAATCAACCGGGACGCCGGCGCGCACACCGGAAGCGGTGTCAGCGAGAGCAACACCGATCGCTGCAGTGTCGGCAGGGACACCTGCCGTGGCGCCTGTAGCGGTGTCGGACAGCGTCAGGGCTGTGGTGGTGACGTCTGTGGATCGCGGGGTTTGGTAGAAGCGGGCCTGGGTGGGCCCCTTGCCTGGGTGCAGGGCAGTGCTGGTGCCACCTTGGGTGGTGCTGCCGGCGCCTTCCTTGACTTCGAACGCGACGATCGCGGGGATCGTCGCCGAGGTGACCCCGATGGTCACGACCGTGCCTGAGGCGGGGGTGGTCGCAGTCCTCTTGAGGACACCGCCGCCGATACCACCGAAGCTGGTCTCGGCGTCGTTGAAGGAACATCCAGTGGCGGCGGTGTCCGCGCCGCCGTTCTCCTCGATGTGCCCCGCCCACACCCACGAGTTGTTGCCCGTGGTGGTGACGTTCACGGTCGTCGCGAAAGCCGCTGCCTTCGCCCCGGTGAACGAGGTCTCCGCGCCGGTGAAGACGAGGACCTTGAGGGCGTTCGCGGTGAACGACCCCGTGCGGGCGGAAGAGACCGTGATGCTTCCGGGAGCGGCCGCGGCGTAGGCCCAGTAGATCTGGATGGAACCTTCGCCGGATTGGTTCGTCGACGCTCCGATGGAGGTCCACGTCAATGCGGTACCGGTGTTCGAGATGGAGAAGGTGTTGAGCTCGTCCGCTTCGCAGATCGCGAAGAGCAGACTCCCAGCCGGTGGGGAGAACGCTGCGGTGGTCGCGGGGGTGGTGGTCCCCTTGACCATCGAAGGTGTGGATGCGTCAAGGGCGAGCGCCACCGCGCACCTCCACTAGCCGGCCGTGACGGACCCGATGTCAGTGAAAGTGGTCAGGCCCCGCGAGTTGAGGCCGTTCTTCCCGATCGTCCCCGTCCTGCCCTGGTCGGGGATCCGCTGGGTGATGACGGTCCCGTCGGGCTTGGTGACAATCAGGTTCCGCCACGGACAGTTCGGGTCGATGTCGTAGTCGACACCCAGCAGCGTCAGGGTCCCTGTGCCGCCGAGCGCTACCGGGGGGTCGAACCGGACGGACAGGATGATCGCGTACTCATGTCCTGCGGGGTCCCACCACGAGTCCTGCCACACCCACGGGGATGCGGGTGGCCATGCCCCACCGCCACGTGCGACCAACGTCCTCACCCGTTCCAGATCGACCGTCTTGGCACGCACGCGTTCCCCGATCAGTTGGTGGAGCCTTCAGTTCATGGCCTCGAGCGAGTACTGGTGCAGCTGGATCGAGTTCGCCGCGTTCGCGATCGAGAACGTCGCGAACAGATCCACCGTCTGCGACGCAGTCGAGTCGAACCCGGTACCCACCGCCGGAGCAGACGCGGGCATGAGGATGTCGTTCGCGACACCCGAGGCGGAGCCGGTCGCGGACTCCGAGCACCAGTCGCCCTGTCCGAGCAGCGTCGCCGACGTGCCCGACCCGATCGAGCGGCAGGTGAGCATGATGATCGCCCGCCACGCCACGTTGGTCTTCGCGGTGGTGTTCAGGGCCATCGCTCCGCCGGTGAACACCACCGTGGAACCGAACCGCATGTCCAGGGTGAGGTTTCCGGGGGTGGTGACGACGTTCGAGATCCGACCCCACGCGTTCAGCCGCAGCACACGCCCGATCGCGAAGTAGTTCGCGGGGATCGTGAACTTCGCCGCGGCCGGCAGGATGCTGGTGGCAGTGGTGGAGTTGGTGAGAGCTGTTCCGTCGCTCTGCGCCGAGACTAGGGTTTCCCCCCACGTCTGCATACTCATCAGGCCTCCATCACGGGATGTACAGGTGCAGGGCGCCCTGCGAGTTGAAGTTGACGTTCAGCGCGCCGCCACCGCCGGTCTGGTTCGACCCGAAGTCGATCAGCCCGATCAGGGGCTGGGTCGCCGCGGTGCCGGGAGTGCGGTCCGAGATCACCGCATACCGGAACGGACCCGCGGTGAACGGGGAGCTCCAGGTCGCGTTCGCCGCGGTCAGCTGGATGATCCCCGACCCGACACACTCGAACACCGCCGTGCCGTCCGTGGTTTCCCGGCCCAGCACCGTCCCCAGCGTCGTCACCGTGCCCGCGGAGGTACCCGCGACCGCACAGCGGTACAGGAACCCGTTGCCCGTGGCGGGCCGGATCACGTCACCGAGCGCGTAGGCGGTGGAGTTCGCCCGAGATGTGCCCCACGAGTTCGCCGCGGTGTACGTCATCGCGCACGACGTGAGCGTCACCCCACCCACCGTGTAGCCGCTGGCGGTGGAGAGCTCGTTGGTGAGGTCCGAGACGTAGGCGTGCGTGTCCAGGTTGGGGGTGTAGGTCGCGTTGTGCAGCGTCAGCACGTTCGTGTCGGAGTTCCAGTCGGCTTCCTTGTTCAGGAACTTGACCAGAGCGTTCCGGTACCACTGGGCCATCAGGTTCTCCTACAGCGCTTTCGCGATCACGGGCCACACTTCAGCGACCAGGGTTCGGATGGTGTCGTCGTCGACGGTGGGATCCACCGACAGGTCAGTCCCGATCGCCCACGCGAACTGGGCAGCACACGTCGTCGGATCCGACAGGCACTTCTGCGCGAACAGGTACTCGTCCTTGCGGTCCTGAGCGTTCGACGCGCGGATCTCTTTCGCCAACGCCACACAGTGCTGGTCCATCGCCGCGGTCACCCGCGCCAAGAACCCCGCATTCACCGACAGTGCAGCCGCCGAAGCGAGATCACTCGACGCCACCGCCGTCATCGACGCCACCACCGACGACAACCCCAGTGGGACGTCGTAGATCCGCAGGTCGTCGTACGACCCCGACCCGGAGAAGTCCCCGAACAGCTTCGGCGCATCCGACGTGCGAAGCGGGCCGACCAGCGAATGCTGGTCCGCCAACACCCCATCCACGTACAGGCTCACCGAACCGCCACCGAACACCCCGGCGAGGTGGTGCCAGTTGGTGGTGTCCGGCCACGCCGCGGTCGCATCCGTGAACGCATCCGAAGTGTTCCGGGCCCGGATCACCGGATCACCGGACAGGAACCGGATCCCCCACACCCCACCACCCGCACCAGCATTGGCGGTCGGGTCGTACCACTGGACCAACCAACCGTCCGGGATGGAACCCTTCACCCACATGCAGACCGTGCGGTCAGTGGTCTGACCCACATCCGGCAACGGAACCGCCGTCGTGGTGGCCGGACGGATCCCGTTCCCGGTTTTCCCGGTGACCCTCGTGAGATCCGTGGTCAACGCGAACCCGTGCCCGTTGCCGGACATGTCCAGCACGGTGTCGCCGGACTCGTCGAACGAATACGCCGCGATCTGCATGACTCCCCCGAATCAGTGCTTCAGTCCTTGGTGGTCTGCTGCTGCGGCTTGTTCGAACGGCCCTGCGGGGCCTGCCGCTTCGGGTCCTCCGGCAGCTTCGGCGCTTCCTCGACGCTCTTCGGCGCCTCGTAGCCGCGGACCTCGAGTTGGGCGTCGACCTGGGCGACACGATCGTCCTTGCCACGGCCGACGAGGGTGGCGCGTTCGCGCAGCAGCGCGGCGATGGTCTTGGCGTTGGCGTCATCCGACACGAGACACTCCAGGATGGTTGAGATGCACGGGCCGAACAGCCCACGCGATCGGGGACTTCCTTCTCAGTACGCCCACACGGACACGGTGTTGGTGACGTTCGTGTTGGCGCTGAATGTGACCCGCAGGTACCGCCACGGCTGCCCCGCGACCATGATCTTCCGTGTCGTGGTGGCCGTGGTGACCGCGAACGTCGTGACCGCCGTGGTTGTGGGAGTGGCAGCGTCCGCGTAGGCGCCGGCGAACCAGTCAGCTCCATCCGCGGACACCTCGAGGGCGTAGGTACAGGTGGGGGTGGCGCCGACCGTGGTCACGATCGTCACCAGGGCAGGACCGGTCGAACCTCCGCGGTCCACGATGTTCGTGGACTGCCCGTTCCCAGTCTGCGCCGAGGACAGGGATGCGGAGTTCGGGAAGGATCCCCCGTTGGTGACGATCGTGCCCATGGTCAGCTCCGTTCTACGTACTCCGCCGCTCGACGGAGCACCTTCGGGTCATCTCGGAACTTCCCGAGCGCGAGATTGCAGGAGTCACAGAGAATGCCGCGGACTTTGCCGGTCTTGTGGCAGTGGTCGACATGCAGCATGCCGAATCTGCCTTCCTTGCCGTCGCCGCCGCAGATCGCGCAGACCCCGCCCTGCTCGGCAAGCATGCGTTCGTAGTCTTCCTGCGAGATCCCGTACTCCATGCGGAGCCGAATGTTCCTTCTGTACGCAGACGTGATGCGACCTGACTGAACTCGATCGCGGCCCGCGCAGAGGCGTGAGCAGTACCGCGCGTCGCTCCGGAGATGTGACAGGTCTGCGGAGCAGGCGGCGCAAGCACGCGCCTCTCGTGGGTTCTCTCGCTGGTATCGCGCCTTCATCTTGCATGCTGGCGAGCAGAACCGTTGATGATTGGTTCTGGTTTTCGGCTGGTACAGGTTCCCGCACGTCTCGCAGGATCTTGGGTCGTCGTTCCCGCCATCCTTTGGCGTGTACCTGTCTCGGTGCCACTGGCGGTAACAACCCTTGCACCAGCGGTTGAGTCCGTCCTTCGAGGACTTCTGCTTGGGGAAATCCTCGAAGGACTTGACTTCGCCGCACCTACTGCACGTCTTCTCACTCATCACCTGAGTTTACTAGAACATGCGGTAGATTAGAACTCAGAAGGCTGGCGTGACCAGGCCCGTCCCCGTGATGCTTTGCATCCCATTGCTGTACCGCCTCAAACTGTAAGCGAAGTACCCGTACAGGACGAGCAGCACGCCGAGGCTGGCGGCCTTGGCCTGCTCCGCCCGGATGAACACCGGGGCCTGCGGGTCCTCCCACAGGTGGCATTCGTCCTGTGGGACCACGAAGATCGCGTCCTCGTTGGTGCCGGCACCGCCGGCGGTGCCGATGTTGTTGTCCACCACGGCCGACATGCCGTTCGGCAGGACACCCCGCGAGCCGGAGCCGTACCGGACCGCGTTGTTGACGCCCGCGGCCTGGGGGTCGATGCCCGGCTGCTGGATGGTGGGCCAGTTCGGGCCGACCTGGGACTGCATCCAGTACCACCGGCGGGAGTGCATGATCACGTGCGACGGGACGGCCTGGCCCAGCAGGGCCGCTTCCACGCCGGCCGCGGCGCCCAGGAGCTTCGGGTACAGCTCGGGGACCGTCGGGGTTGCGTCGGTGTAGGTCGTGGTCGTCGCGACCGCGGCCAGACCGGTGGTGGCCTGGTTGATCAGCGTGTTGTCCAGCGTGGTCGCGTACCGCTTGAACAGGTCACCGAGGGCGACCTCCTCGATGCCGGTGCCGCGCTCGAGGGCCTGCCGGGACAGGGTCTGCTGACCCGACGCGGTCTGGACGTTCTCCGTGAGGAGCGTGTCGTCCATGTCGGTCTCGGAGACGTTCGTGTTCTCCGTCGCCTGCAGCGCCACCGACGAAGCGGTGGTGATGCGGGAGATGTTGACCGTCATGCCCTCGGTGGGCAGGTCGTGGTGGTTGCAGATGTCCGCGAACGGACGGAGGTTCGCCACCGCGGGGGCGTACATGTCCGTCAGGTACTGCGGAACCACCAGGCCCGAGAACGCGCCGGTGCCGGCCGCACGCGTGAGGTACTGGGCGCGTTCGACGCGCTCCTCCTGCATGTGCCGGACGAGACGCTGCTCGGCCTCGAGGTCGCGGAACAGGAACTGCTTCGCGACGTCCCGGACGAACTGGGAGCCCTTGCGGTCGCTGCCCTTGTGGTAGGTGCGCTCCTCGGTCCCGACGCGGGCGACCTGGTCGTACTTGCGGGTCTGGACGCCGGTGGAGTGGCGTTCCTCGCTCGCGGTGGTGACCTCGAGCTCCGCGGTCTTGGCGCGCTTGGCGTTCTCGAGCTTGGAGGCGATGCCGACCAGGTCGGTGGCCTTGCGCTCCTTGATCTCGAAGAGCTCCTTGACGCGCGCGTCCTCGTCCTGGGTGAGGGTGGAGCGGCCTTCCTGGGTGGCGGACGCCACGATGGCCTGGACTTCGGCGATGGCCTTGTCGCGGGCCTTCGTCGCCATGTCCTGCTCCACCTCGATCTTGGTGATGATTTCGTCGATGACCATGACGAAACCTCCCTTTCGAGTTGCAGAAGTTGACAGTGGGCTCGCGATCCCGGTCTGAGTGCCGTCCATGCGAGGGCAGCTACCGATCTGAGTGTCGGCATGCTGGTGGAACCGATCCGCGCGCTTACCGGTCTGAGTGCCGGCTGAGCGCGGGAAGTCTTCAGAGCTCGAGCAGAGCCTGGATCAGCTGGATCGACCGGCCCTGCGGCTGCGCCGGAACCTCCGGGACGGAGACCTCGGCACGCTCGGCGGGCACCTCCGGCTCGACGGGCGCCGGCCGTGCGTGGGTTTCCTGCAGCATCTCCACCGCGGCGCGCTGCGCACCCGACGGGAGCCGCTGCAGGTCGTTGAGGATCTCCGTCTGCCGCGCCGCGACGCTCGTGTACGGGTTGGCGCCGTAGTTCACCGCGGAAACGTCACCCCGGTCGAGGTCGACCTCGAGGATCCGGAACTCGGAGTAGTCCTCGTTCCACTGACCATCGATGATCCGGAACGCGAACGACATTTCCGTGACGTCACGGTCGTCGATGGCGAGGAGGAGGTCGTTCACGTCGACCCGCTTCGGGTTGACGTACGCCTCCGTCTGCAGCCCCTGCGAGTCCGCGGCCAGCAGCAGCGAACCCGAGGTGGTGCGGGCCATGGTGACACCGGAGTGGTTCACCAGGTACGCCACGTCCGGCTTCCGCGAGAGGGTCTTCGCGAACGCCCCCTGGTCGACGATCTCGTCGTACTCGCCGAACATGTCGTACATCCGGTACGCCTTCTCCACGACGGAGGCGTTTCCGGTGAGCTTGACCTTCTCCGCGCCGTTCCAGATCACCGGCTCGGCGCGCATCTGCGCCGAGAACGGCTGGCGGTGCCACGCCCCGTTCGGGATCTCGCCCGGGTTCTCGGTTACCGCGGCCGCGCGGCGCTGGAGCACATTCGGATCCACCTGACTACTCCTTCGCATCACGGCGCGCTCGCCGCCGGCTTGACAGCTTCAAGTCCCGCGCCAGGCTCGACCGTCGAACCTCGAGGCGGCCAGAACGTCAAGAACTGGTCGATCTGGTCCTGCGTCAACGCAGGGAGGTTGTCGAGCTCCCGCGCCTCGTCGGGAGTCATCGTGCGGGAATCGATCTTCACCTTGATCAGGTCGGCAGCCGTTTTCGGGTCCAGCCGCAGCAGGGCGCCGGTGTTGAACTTCACGTAACGAGGCTTCGACAGCAGACGTCCGAGGGCGTTCTCTCGGCGGATCACGGCAGGCCCCAGATGCATGATCAGGAACTGCAAGTTCCGTTGCGTGATCGACGCGTACGTGATGCTGCCCGACTGCACCGCAGCGTCGATCAGATCCCCTGGGCAGTCGAAGAACCGCGCGATGTCCCCGATGGAGAACTGTTTCGCCTCGAGCCACGCCGATCCAGCCTGCTCGGCCTGGATCATGTCGTATTCCCAGTCGTTGCCCGTGACGAGGATCTCGCCGGCTCGGATCGACGCGTTGTAGCGTTCCTTGATGGTGCTGGCCTGCTCGGACGTCAGCGCCTTCGCGGTGTTCTTCATGTGCGCGAGCGGGACCCCGCCGTTGCCGAACCAGTCCAACGCGAAGTCCTGAATCGACAAGTACTCGCTGATGGACCACGCCGCATAGGCGACAGGCGACAACCCAACCGGAAGCCCGGACACGGTGTACTGACGCTCGTGCCACACGTCCTTCGGGTCATACAGCTTCCCTGCGATCCGGTACTGCTCCTTGCCGTCCCGGATCACGAACGCGCACTCACCCAACGGCTGCAGGTCTATCCGGCGAGGAAGACCCCCGCCGTCCCGCTCCGTGATCAAGCCGAAGGCGTTCCCGCCCCGGTCAAGATCAACCTGAGACGAGTACAGCCACTCCTGCAGGTCCACTCGCTCCCCGCCCGGGTTCACCAGGACAGGGGGCTTCGGAACCTCGATCTGCTCGCCATTCACCCGGCGGAACACATCCACCGGCATCGTCGAAACCAGATTCCCCCGCAACCGCAGGCACGCCCACACCGCCGAGTGCCGCATCGCCGTGTCATTCGTGACCACAGGCATACCCGGCTTGCCCAATGCGCGACGGGAGTTGACCATCTCTTCAGGCGTGGGGCCGAAGATGTTGCTCGTCCGGCGGAACAGCGACATGCCTCACCGCCTTCACTCAGGGTCCCTACGCTTCGGCGGACGCCCAAGCCACCACGCGGCCACACCAACAACGATCCCCGCGCCGGCGAAACCCAACGCGGGATGGACTTGCCACAGCGCCCGGGCTGCGGCCACCGCGAACAGCATCAGCGTGAGCAGCTCGAGCGCGGTAACGATGTGCGTCCTCAATGCACCGACTCCCCAAGGGTCTAGTAGACGGATTCGAGGACGTCGTAGTTCGCGTCCTGCACCAGGTGGGCGCGGGACTCGTACACCCAGCGGGCGAACGTCAAAGCAACCAGCGGCGATGTGTCGGACTCGAGGTCCTTGCGGGTCCAGATCTCCGCGAACTCCGTGACCTTCGTCTTCGCCCCGGCAACCGACGCGTCCAACTCCCGCTGCCCGGTGTGCTTGAACGTGCCCTGCTTCACTGCGTCCAGGAACTGACTGGTCGCCGCGGTCATGTCTGTCGAGTTCAGGACCACCAGGTCCCCGGAGAGAGGGTCGTCCGACTTCAACGGGACCCGTATGTCGGTGGCGTCGAACTCCTCACCCTCGAGCGAAGCTGCGACCTGCCGTCCGGCACCGATCCCCACCGGGTTCAGTGCGTCCCGCCACCGCACGAGCTCGGGAATCACCCAGTCCGTGCCTGGCTTGTACGCCACGATCTGGCCGTGACCCAGCCCGTCCTCGCGCCGGCCCCACAGCGCGATCGCCGCGTAGTCCCGGGTCGGGGAGATGTCCACCGCGATCGCGACGTCACCCTCACGCTGAGACTCCCCGTCGAGCAGATTCGCCCACTGGCCGAGGTCGATCGCCGCACCGGCAGCCGCGGGGGGCTGGTGCCAGCCGAGTCGTTCCCGGCCGAACTCGAGAGCGGGGAGCGCCAGCCGCTCCGCGCGGACGTACTCGATCGTGATGCGCTTCCCTAGGGTGTGGTTCGCCTGCTGCCACAGCGCCTCGTCGTCCAGCGCGCACCCTGGGGTACCGGGCATGTGCGGGCACCGCTTCCCTCGCTCGCACGGCGGGTCCTCCCACGAACCTGCAGCGCAGAACTCCACCCAGATCAGCGACGGATCCTTCCCTGACCGCCCCCGATCCTTCAACCGGTGGAGGTGATCGGAGGTATCCAGCGCCCCGGACGACCCGTAATTGATCTGCGGGTCAGGCCGGGCCGACAGGGTAGGCATGAGAGCGCCCATCGCGGCGCCGGCGAGGAACAGTGCCTCGTCCATCACGACCCGCTTACCACCCAAACCACGGCCGCCGCCCTTGGACCGGGCGAGGAACTCGAGCGTCGCACCGTTGTGAAGCTCGATCGCTTCCTCACCGTGGCCGTGGCAGATGCTCTTCACCCGCCGCGACAGGTCCGGCGACGTTGCGATGCACGTCTCGAAGTCCTCGAACGCTCCCCGTGAGGTCTTGAACAGGTGCGCGGTCCAGACGATCCGGTCCGGCGGCATCAGGAACAGGTCGAACAACGTCACCGGCAGCAGCACGCCACCCGTCTTCCCGTTCTGCCTCGCCTCGACGACCGCGGACTCGAGTGCCGCCCACCGACCGCCCGGCCCGTAGGACAGCAACGCGTCGACTCCGAGACACTGCTCCTCGTCCAATACTCGGCCGGCCCGCTCCGCGAGGTCGACCGCCTCATCCCCGTACGACCCCACACGTGTCGGGATCGACAAGAACGCCGGGTGGATCACGCCGACTCGGCCTTTGCCCGCCGGCGCGCCAGCAGCTCGTCGACCGCGTCGCCCTGCTTCGGCGCACCGCGGAGAGCGACCTCCATCGCCGCGCGCAACTCCCGCGACAGCGACGCCGCCCCCGCAGCTGTGTGCTCCCCCGCGGCGAACAGCTCCGCCAGGTGCATCACCAGCGCGCCCTCAGGAGACTCGAGCCGCTCCGCCGTCTCCAGCTGCTTGCTGTACGCCTCGACCAGCGACGCCCGCGGCCGACCAGGAGCCGGGTTTTTCTCACCACGGTCTGGCAGTTCGATGACCCGCGGGTTCTTCCGATCCCTCGGAGGTCTGCAGGTCATGCAATACTTCCTGGGCCGAGCCGACCCCTGCTGGGGTGGGATGACCTCGCCGCAACCAGGGGTTTCGCAGACCTTTTTCACGGTAAGCCACCCCCTGGGTTTAGTGCTCGAGGCCCCTCTCGGCGCGGACGGTTTTCTGCGGCCTCACCAGCGGATTTCTGCTACATCATGATCACGCGACGATCTTGGAGTCGGCATCGTCGCAGGTCAGGGGCTTAAACCGCCGTGTTAGAGAGAAATGCACGGAGCCT